TGCTCTTCCGATCTGAATCCTATATTAGGACTTACGGAGATACTAACGTACATTTGTACTACGATTATTTACTTGCTAACGGAATAGGAGAAGTAACGGAATAGGAGAAGTAGAATTATGAAAATCAGAGCTATTTTAGAAACAGAAACAATGGACCCTGACTTCAGGGAACCCTTCTTAAATGGTATGCCCTTTGACATTACAGAATCAACCTTTGATAGAATTGTACGCTATGCTTCAGGTTGTACTGATGTTCAACAACCAGATGTAATCGCCATGGTTATTCAACATTCATTGGAAAACCGCAAAGAGTTATCGGAATTACTTGACAGATGTAATAATACTACACAAATGAGGATACTTATACCAGTACCAATTTCGGCTATTACCTTTGTTAAAAAATACCAAGATACCCTTAGAGGAGTCTTAAAAGAGAAAATCAAGGGAACCATAGATGGCCTACCAAAAGAATACCGGGTAGAACTTCTTCACGAACTATCAAATGAAATCCTTGATGAGGATTCTCTTAATGACGATTAACCAGTTGTTTTCATATCTACCCAAGAGGCAGGACTCTAATTCATACAGAGCCTGCCTCTACCTCAGTTATATTTGCATATATTATTTATTATTCTTACATTTGTAGTGAGAAATAAAATATATTATTCATTTTAAAATAGACAACAACATGGTTAATCTTTACAAACTCACCAACTTACTTGAATCTGGGATGACCATATTCCAGCTCAATCAATGGAAAAACGAAGGTATCTGGTATCCAATTACCCAATACAAAAAGGAATCAAACGAAATCGAGGTAGTCACCAACGTATTTACTCCTCTATCCGAGGAAAATCCAAGATTCCATATTCAACTATCAGCTAACTATGATACAGAAAAAGCCGAATGGAATCAATTTCTAGAGGATAACCAATGGAAACTTTATCCATTGCTCAGGAATATACTTAATGTATTCTTACCACCACATGAACCCGGGTACCGTATCTTATATACATTATACCCTGAAGGTTTCTTATCAGTAATTGCCGAACCATTAAAATCAGAGGAGGCCTAACTATGTCACAGTCAAAAACTTATCTTAAATTTAAAGAGACACGTTCCCAAGAGGACCTTGAAACTCTTAACTCATATCTCAAACGTTTATCAGAAATATCCGATATACTCAATGGAGACGAGGACTTGGATAATGAAACCGAAAACAAACTATATGACGAGGATGAGGATCTTACAGATAAAACAGTCCGGCTAATATTCGGAGACGTATTTTTCGTATTTGCCGGGGAATATAACCTTGACGGGTACGATTCCTGGGAGGACCTAATCGAGGACTTATGTACAACCTATCAGGAATTACATGAAGCCTAATATTATACTTATCTTAGTCATGGGAGGAATTATCCTAATAATGGGTTCATCCTCCCATCCTACTAGTAAAGAACCTTTAACTTATGAGAATACTCATTGCTTAATATTAATAATATGCTAGAACAGTCTAAATTCTTAGTATCCTTCGATTGTCAAAACGAAAAATTCTGTGAGGAACTTATAATCACTTACAGAACTGAAGAACTAAGGCCATATCTAATATTCCCAAGGGTAAAACTAAATCCCAACCATCTTCATGTATATCATACCAAAAGGATACTTTCAGAACTTATAGGTATGCCATACTCTTCAATCGAGATAGTTGACCTTATAAGGCTTCAGTAGGTAATCGAGGTTATTGCATATATTATTTATTATTTCTATATTTGCATATCATTAATAATTTAAATATAGACGTTATGAAAGAAGAAAGTAAATTAATCGAATTATTTAAAAAATACCCCGGAATTGCTGCACGCATACGGAGGTCATTTGCTTATCACTACGACCAAATCCAACGGGAAATCGAATCCGAGGTTGCTACCATTAACAAGGACGATGCTGCAACCATTATCCAGGAACAGGAAAAATACAAACCACTTATCATGGAAAAATTCCAATACTACAAGGATAATTTCAACGAGGAAGAACATGCCGAGGAAATCGAATATTACCTTAACTTTCTCGAAAAACCAGAAACTCTTTACACTTTCACCGAAAATACTATCAACTTTTTCAAATCCCTTATCAAATGAGAACTAAACTTATAATCCTAACATCAATTGCCATGGCTCTAGTAGTCATGGCGTTCCCAACTAATAAATTCCAACCTAAAACGGTATGGGAACACTACTGCAAGTATACATTGCACATACACCCATCACAGGCTACCGAGGAACAATACGATTACTTCCTTGACTGCTGGTCAGGAGATGACGAATACACTTATCTCTATGACTACTACGAGAACAAATACCCAGAGTATAACCAAAAACTAAAACATTACGGAAAATGAAACTAAAAATCACAACCCTAGTAATCATAGAGGGTAATCAAGTAGAAAACATATACCATTCACTAGAAGATAACCAAGACAAGGCTTATCAGGACCTTATAAACCAAGTAAATGCTACCTATGGCGATGGAGGAGTATTACAATTCTATTCTCTACAAGGTATCAAGGAATACTTCGAAATCGTACATATCCAAACCCAAGAACTAACATCAATAGGATTCAAAACCGCAATATTAGACCTATGAAAAAGAAATCCAAGAACCAAGTATACATACCTCACCAGGATAAATGGAATGAACACTTTCCTACTCCAGGTAAACCAAACCCCAATTACTACACAGACTCAGGTGCAATCTTCAACAAGCACCTACGTACCCAAAACAAATTAAAACAGAAAAGGAAATGAAAACCCTACTACTAATCCCAGTAATCCTATATACCTGGTTATCATTAACCCACAGGGATAAGATATACCATCAAATACCAAACCCCACCAACAAACAAAAATACATATACTTAATCCTACAAGGCCTACAGATAATCCTATTAATCCTATTAGAGACCTTAATCCTAAGAATATCAAACTACTAACCCCAAACAAAACAAATATCAAAATAAATACTAAAGCCCAGTATAAAACAAAATCATACTGGGCCTAACTATGTTACATAATACACACACCTAATATCACCAATCATATAATCAATATACATATAACTAATATAATATTGAAGGCCTTCCGGGGGTGTTGGGATTAAGGCAAACTTCTAGGCCTAGCCCCCCTGTCACTATACAACACCACTACTCTATAGCTATCTAACACATATGTCTCATAGCCTTTGGTCATTATGACCCATTGCCTAAAAGGCCCACAACTAAGGCCCATATGGGTACCTAAATCCGATAAATCCTAGACCCCTAATGGCCGCTTATTATATAATATATTATATAGAAATGGTTGGGATTAGGCAATCGGATTTGTAGGATTAGGCAATAATTTGGGGTACCTTTTTATATAAAATTAGGTACCTTTTTGTCGGATTGGGGCCCCTAAATTTAATAAATCCGAGGTAATTTTAGGCCTCCAAGGCAATAGGATTATATAAAATTGTAGGCCATTCAAGGTACCTAAAACTAGTAAGTATGTTATTAATGGCCCTTGTAATTAGTTAAAAAGAAACTTTAGATTGCTAGAAGGTATATGTTTTATGTAACTGTTTGATTACTAATAAGTTAAGTAGCCTTAAGACATTATCTATTAGGGGCCTCAGTAGGATTTGCATAAATAAATAAAAAGCATTATATTTGCACTATAAACAATTAAAAATATATAGATATGAAAACAGTACAATTTAATGCAAACAACATCCTTTGCGGTAACAATTACCCTATTGCCTATTACTATCCTATGGCTAAGGACCTGGTAATCATTTCTACTGGCCATGACGATTCTATTATCGATGACTCTATGGGTTACTCAGAATATATCATTCCTATCCTAGAAGCCATCCAAAGTACTTCCCTTAAGCAATATGACTTACACCTTGCTTCGATTACTTCTACGGTTACCGATTATAAGGGTACTCATACCTGGGTCTTCACTACAGGCACTACATATTCCGATGCCGATATCGAATATATCCAGGCTGCCTTATACAATGTATTCTGCGAAAACAATGAAACCTGCGAACCAATCGTAAACTACGTTAACAATACATTTATCATAACCGACATCTATTCCTGCTAATCGCTATGGGAGCTCTATATATTTTATCTCAGGCCTTACAAGGCAATATTACAATGATACTTGCCTTACTCTTTATGCTATCTCCTGCTATAGTTGCCTTGATAGCTATATTCAAATCTCGCTAACTTAGGTACACCTTAAGCCCATGCCTATCTAAGGTATTGGGCTTTTCTTATGTAGCCTAACTCTAGGCCATCATGGGACTTGCTAAGGCTTACCTATGTCCTAATATTGGCCTTAGTTCTTTATGTCTCCATGGATGGCCTATGGCATTGGTATAAAAGCCTGCTAGTCACCTAATGGCCTTTATGTAATGTAATATACAGATAATAACTACCGGACTGTATGGAGCCTCCAATTTTCTAAAGTGGTACCTATACCAACCCCTTCTATATCCTACCTTATATCCATCAATATACCTATATTACCTACCCACAACCATGCCCCCAATTCAAACCCCTAAAACCTACTTGCAAATTTTTCATGCAAAATTATTAAAAATAATTCTTTAAAAATTTCTCGAAAATTTTTCTATAAATGTTTTGTAGATTCAAAGATATTTCTTATCTTTGTAGTGTTGAAAAAGCAAAGAGATATTTAAAATTTTGATTAACAATTTTTATAGAAAAAATTCTCTGAAAATTTTGTAGATTAAAATATAAGTTGTATCTTTGTAATGTAATCAAAAAGCGATACTTGACATATTGAAACAATATAAAATTAATTTATTCCTTTTCTCTTTTTCTTATAAATCATTTAGTTTTATAGAGAAAAGGATATAATAAAATAAACTTAAAAACTAAATGTATTTTATTATGGAAGAATTAAAAAATGTAGTAGTAGAAAAAGAAGTTAACAACAAAGTAAACAAAGTTAGTGCAAATAAAGCAAAAGCACAAGCAAAAGCAAATAGCACTATTAAATTATCAGTTGATTCGATTTTTAAAAATCTAAATGAAAAAACTAACGGACTTTTAAAAACTTCTTTAGGGAAAAAGACCGAAATTTATATTGAAAGTCTTTTTGCAGAGTTGAACGAAAAGCAAAAGAAAGCGTATCGAAAGAAATTAAGAAATACAACTTTTTCTTTGCTTGATTCGATTTGCAAAGCAAAAGAAGAAAAGAAACAAAATGAATTAAAAACACTTGTTTCTGCATTTACAGAATTTTATAAGCAAGTCTACAAAGTGAATGATTTTTCATTTGCAAGTATTGCAAGCGAAAATACAAAGGACACAAAAAAAGAAGTTCTAACAAAGGGTTTACAAATAGTCAAAAATTTCAAGTAATTAAATGATATGCTATTAAATGTATTTTTATTTGTTGGTGTAATTTGGGTATTAATTCAGATTATCAAAGATATAAAAGATTTTTTAAAGAACTTATAAACTAAATAAAAAGTAAGGGAAAGCAAATAAAAATGTTTGTCCCTTACTTTTTATTTTTGAATGTTAATTTTAACGTAACCGTTCGGCCCTTTTAGTACCTCAACTTTTTAACATCTCGTCTTAAGGGTACCCCGATTATCCCACAAACCACACAACACACAAAGAAGCCAGAGACCTAACATCCCTGGCATCTCAATCCCTATAAAATAGTATCCAATATCTTCTTAACCCTATCCTTCCCTAAGACCCTCCTACCATTCCTTATCTCATAGAAGAAAGTATAATACATCTCAAGTTCTTCCATCCAAATTCTATCCCCTCCCTCCAATAATGGTTCTATTCTCATCATATCCTCAGGATTAATCCATAACCGATACCAAACCCTATTACCTTCAGAACATCTTAGGATTCTCTTAGGGTCATCATCCCTTATCGCTGTTACCTTTACCATACTGATTAAACATTTCTTGATTCAACCTAAATCCAGGCCTAGATATAATCATCCTCTGGATATCATGTATCTTAATTGCCATCTCATCCATTTCCATCGGATGGTTGATAGGTAATTCTAAAAACCTATTCCAAATTTCCTCAGTAAGTCTAAGGATTGCCTCTTCCTCTTGGGTAAACTTTGCTAAATCTATATCTTCCATACTCTAATAAATTATAGGTTCATCTTCGGTAATAGGAGGGAGCTTTGGTTCTCCCTCTCTTTTAATTCTCTCTAAATCTTCCAGGGCACACTCTAGTATTTTAATACGTTCAGCATTATATTCTTTAGATACAGGGAACCAGAATGCTGTTCCCAGAAGGTATTCGTGGTCCTTAAGCTTTTCTAATGGCATTCTATACCATATCCTACCTTCAATTCTTAATCCTTCTCCTTGCAATTTTATGATGGTAGGGTTATAATAACTAAAGTATACTATCTCGATATTAAACCTTTGTGGGGTGAACCATGGTTTAATTACATGTCTCCATAGGAAAACTTCTTCGACTAATGCAAATTCTCTACTGATAGTTCTGCTTACATCAATTAGGTCAGCACATAATCCTCTTGGAGAATCGGGTATATTAAGCCTTCCATATAGGACTGCTTCAAATGTATTCTTTACAGGTAAGTAATAATTTCTTATCCTTTCTTCGATTACCTTATTCTCTTTGGAATTATAATCGATTGCAGTGTACGTAGGCTTTTCCATCCTTCTCTAATTTTCTTTCAAACCATTGGCAGGTAATACACTTTGGACTTCCTACCATTATCTGTACTTCTCCCTTAATTACTGGACATGGGTTGGTAAGCTTCTTTTGCCTACCTACCTTCTTCGTCGTTATTTCTCTGTTCATAGTTATTAAAATATGTGATTAGTAAATATATCGGAAATAGAGGCATGATTAACCAGATAGTTAGGAAAAAGAACCCCACCCTTTTCATTGGGTGGGATGAGGTAATTACTCTGGTCATAAACCATGCAGGTATAAAACATATGGCATATATAATGCCTAAGATTATCCAGGTTATCATTGTTCAAAGTACTTATTTACGATTTTGGATATCTTCTTATCTAACTCTACAATTAGTTCGCTGAACTCTTTGTCCTTCATATCTTTTATCTTGGCTTCGATAAATTCCAGGTTTCTCTTAATAGAGAAATAAGATTTGAAGGCTTGGTAATCCAATTCAGATTTATCTGTTAGAGGTAATATTATACTTGATTTACCATCTAACCTTGTATAGAATCCATCGGGTCCCAGGGTTCTTGATACCTTTACTTTGTTACTCAGTACTGCAAACCCACCTTTCTTATCTATGGATTCTACGATTACTTTCTCCATAAGAGTTTTGCCGTCAGAGAAAATGACTTCTTCACCCTCCTTTAGCTTTTTGGTTTCTTTATTCTTTCTCATATCTTTATTATTAAATTGTTTATGCAAATATACAAAATTATTTATTATCTGTATAATTTTGAATCATAAATTTTAAATCCTCTGAGGTAAAGGATTTGCGACTTAAGATTTCCATAAGTTCTACAGGAGTAAGGATTAATCCATTTGGAGTAAAAAGTCCTCTAGAGTGTTCTGGAATTATGCCCTGGAATCCCCAATTGTTATATGAGTTAATAATCATGGAATTATCTCCGGTGAGCATAGCAATGTAATTTTCTGAAGTTTTAATACGTTCTCTTCTGAAAGTACCAACTTCTATCCATAAGGAATTAAGATGGATAGTGTAATGACGATAATCCGGAGTGATTAATGGGAGGATTTCCATCGAAAAATCCTTTCTTACCTTATCATCTTCTTCTTTAATGTTATGCCAGAAAGCACAATGAAAGCAAAGTTGTTTGGCTTCCATTATTTTAGGGATTGCCCTAGATAATTCGTACTGATGCAAGTCGATAGGTTCATTGCATAGGTGACATTTTTCAGTTTCCATATTTCTACATTATTAAATTATATAGGATAATAGAACCTAAAGAACCATCCCAAGCAGGGTATTCAGCAATACTTTCTAATCTTTAATGAACTTTAAAATATAACGTTATGGATAAGTTAACTAATGAAATGATTGTGGCTCTAGCCAATGATTTGGGACTAGAACCAGCCTTGCTTAAATCAGTACAACTGGTAGAAGCAGCAGGCAGAGATGGATTTTTAGTAGATGGTAGACCTCAAATTCTGTTCGAAGGTCACATTATGTACAAGGAAATCAAGAACAAATTCGGTTTGGACAAGGCAGTTGCTGCTCAAAAGAGTTATCCTACCATTTGTTTCCCGAAATGGGACAAATCTAAGTATCTTGGTGGAGCTCATGAGTACAAAAGACTCGAAATTGCCAAGAAAATTGATGAAGAATGTGCTCTAAAGTCAGCTTCTTGGGGAATGTTTCAGATTATGGGCTTCAATTTTGCCTATTGTGGGTGTAAAAATGTCTTTGATTTCGTCAAAAAGATGGAAGAATCTCATGCTTCTCAGCTGAAATTGATGTATTATTACATGAATAATACCAGTTGTTTGAAGAACTTGAAGGAACATGACTGGGCAGGCTTTGCTCGGAAGTATAATGGTCCTGGTTATGCTGAAAATGCCTATGACCAGAAGTTAAAAAACGCTTACGAAAACTTTAAAAACAAGATATAATGAAGGTAATCTACAACAAATTTATACCTTTCAAAGGGTATAAAGCCATGAATTTATTCGGCATCGTCTTTGTAAGAAAAGGGGCCAAGTTTGATGCATATGATTACAACCATGAGAAGATACATCTCAAGCAAATGCAAGAGATGTTGTGGATTTTCTACTACTTGTGGTATGCAATCGAGTACTTAATCATCATGTTCTTCGCTAAATGGAACAAACAAAGCGAAAGATATCATGATGTAAGCTTTGAAGAAGAAGCCCATAACAATGACCATGACCTGGATTATACTAAGGTTAGGAAACATTATGCCTGGGTTAAATATGTAAAACTAAGAAGCTACAAGAAATGAGCCTTCTTAATCCGATAATATGAAGGTTTGGATATTTTAAACTTTTTACACAACCCTTGTATTGTACTGTAGTTCTTTAGCTTAATACATCTAACGATTCTACGTACTTTACGAGGGTTAAGTTTATTATGACCTCCGTTAAAATAGAATCTACCCTCCCTAATACATTGTTGAGTATTTTCTTTAGGTGTACCCCAACGAAGGTTTTCAGCCCTATTATCTGTTCTTATATTATTAAGGTGCATTACTACAGGTAAATTATTTGGATTAGGTATAAATGCTAAGGCTACTAATCTACTTACTTTATAGGATTTTCTTAATGAGTTCTTCTTTAAAGTAATCGTAGGATAGCCATGAGATTCTTTATACTTTAAATTAACCCAACCGTTACATCTAAGTATTTGGATGGTTTTACCATCTCTATATACTCTAACCTGTAAGTCATGTAAAGTTATTTCTCTGTACATATTGATAAAATTTAAATTATATGAGTATTAATAGATATACTGTATTAGGTATCTCTGCTGGTCAGGGTGCGTTATTGTTCCCTTTTAGGAAGCACCTATTAGGGAATATAGAACCTCGAGGAGTATTTCATACTCCCGAAGAAGAGCAATGGAAAGCTAATTTTGGAGATATACCTTTCTATAAGGGATACTGTTTACAAGAGTTTGATGAGAAAATAGATATCATAATCTCTTCTCCAGACTGTGGAGCATCATCCATTATGAGGCTTTCAAAGGTTAAAGAATTGGGTAAACCCAAGGATAACCGAAGTTTAAGTCTAGTAATAGAGGGAATCAATTATTACAAGCCTAAGATTTTTCTTATAGAAAACTTACCTCGTTTGCTATCTCTTCTACCCAATGAATACCTTCAAGAAGCCCTTAAAGACTATAAACTTATTTTTCACGAAAGAAGCGTTTCCGACTATGGGAACTCCCAAGTATCAAGGAAACGTTTAGTTATCGTTGGAGTGCATAAGAAAGCCGGTAAGAAATACTTGAATGCTTTTAATGAAGTATTCCAAGTAAAAACTCCAACAATTACTAGAGAATTGCTCTTTGAGTCTCCTTACGGGAGTAATTATAACATTCCAATTGAAAAGACTTTGGCGATGTATGATTATCGAAAGCTTCCTGCAAAGAAGAATCTAACCGTTAGAAAGATTCAGTTATTGTGGAATAGTGACTTCAAGAATGAAAAGAAATGGCCCATAAAGACTGCTAAGATGAGTACTCTCCCAGGAGTGTATCGATTAGAGTTAGATAAAGCTCCTCTAACTTTAAGACCTGCTGATAGACAGTTCCGACCTGATGGTTACCCTCTTGGGATTTTGGATTTCAAGGCAATTATGGGATTTCCTAAAGCCTACAAGATTTTCATGGATGAAGGCAATTACCTTTACTGGCTTAACAAGGCAAGGTATACCATTGCCAAGGGTTCGGTATATGAGGTAGGGATTTGGTTCAAAAAATGTTTAAAGACCATATCTTAAACAATTTTCGGTGTCTAAGCTTTAGCTTAGATATGCGTATGCGAAAAATATATAAATATAATATACTACGTATATATTTATATATTTTTATGTATGTACGTATAGGATGATATCGATAGAGGAAGACAAAAACCTTTACAAACAATTCGATTCGCTTTGCTCATCGAAAGATATTGCCGAGTCTCGGCAATATCAGAAGAATGTTGTTAATTAAACCTTGTGACATGAAATCAGATTTTAAAAACCAGTGGAAGAATGTAGTGTTCCTTCTGCTACTAGGATTTACTATTTACCTTTGCTTCAGGAATTACAAATTGAATTCGTATATCAGTCAACTTCCTGATTCATCGGTCATTGGCATTCCTGATACAATCAAATTGAAAGAGAACTTCAAACCTGTGATACCCTATACACAATTGGTTCAGCCCCAGAGAATTCTTCTCTACGACTTCTATCGAAACAGTAGCAATTCGACTAAACCCCAGGCTTCTGATTCAACAGCGGTTACTTCGAATAGGATTAGTAGAGAAGATTCTCTGGTCCAATTTACCTTGGATAAAAACCAATTGAATCTAAGTTTATTCAACAAAGAAACAAACTCCTATTCAACGAGAATGTTTAACATGGACTTAGATAAGTATAAGTACAATTGGTATGAAGGTCAATTAACTCAAAAAAGAATTAGAAAACTAACTCTAAGTCCATACGTTTATGGTAAATATAGGGTCTTTAATCAAATGTTAGACATAGGGACAGGCCTTTCAATCAAGACTACTAATTTCAATTATAAACTTGGTATAAATGCTTTTCATTATCCGAAGTTCTTTTCGGGAATAAAAGCTGACTTAGAGTTTTCAGTAACATATAACTTTTGATTATGGCAAAGAAGATTAACATAGAAACTAACACATCTGCTCTCACAAGGGAAGAACTAGCAACACTTGCTAAGGTTAGTAATGATGTTTTTTACTTTAGCCTTTTCACTTATGTGATACACCCTATGAGGGGAAAGGTAAGATTTGAACTTTACCCGTATCAAAAATCGGTTCTGTATAATTTCGTAAAAGAACGTTTCAATATTCTGCTTAAGTTCAGACAGGCAGGTATTACAGAGCTTATTTCTATGTACTGCCTATGGTTGGCAATGTATCATCCTAACAAGAAGATTAACATTATCTCAATCAAGGACACAACAGCAAAGAAGGTACTTAAGAAGATTAAGTTCATGTACAAAAACCTGCCATGGTATTTACAGACACCGATTATAAATGGTCGTTCGGGAGAATATGGTTCTGCATCAATGATAGAGTTTGATAATGGCTCATTCATAGAATCTATCCCAACGTCTTCTGAAGCTGGTCGTTCGGAATCTCTATCCTTATTGGTAATTGATGAAGCAGCAGTAGTTAGATGGGCAGCCCAGATTTGGGCAGCCGCTTTTCCTACTCTTTCCACTGGTGGAGCTGCTATCATCAATTCCACTCCTTATGGAGTTGGTAACTTTTACCATTCTACTTGGGTTGATGCTATTGCAGGTGGGAATCCATTTAACCCACTCAGATTGTATTGGCAAATGCACCCAGAACGAGATATTAATTGGTACAATGAAATGTCTTCTGCTCTTGGAACAAAAAGAACTGCACAAGAAATTGATGGTGACTTCTTATCATCTGGAAATACGGTCTTCGACTTAGCTGATATAAAAGCTATCGAAGACTGTCTTAGTGATTATCCGGTTATTAAGAAAAGGTTTAATGGTCAATATCGGCAATTCTTGGAACCAACCCCAGATAAGGAATACTTCATTGGTGCCGACGTTTCAACTGGTAGGTCTTCTGACTACTCTGCATTTACATGCATGGATAAACAAGGAGAAGAACAAGCAGTATTCAAAGGTAGACTTTCAGTAGATAAGTATGCAAGATTGCTTGGAGATACAGGGCATTTATTTAACTTTGCCACTATTGCTCCAGAATCCAATGATGTTGGATTGGCAGTAACTTCTGCTCTTCAAACTGAAGGTTATCCTAAACTGTATTATTATCAGAAAATGCTTAAGAAGAAAGGTAAATCTAGACCTGAGGTAGATAAATCTCCAGGATGGTTAACTACACAAAAGAACCGTTCTGTTATTGTAGAGGGACTTGAACAGGATATTCGAGAAGATAATATCACTGTTAAAGACCCTTTCTTTGTTCAAGAAGCATATACCTTCATATATGATGGTTTAGGTAGGCCAGTTGCAATGGGTAAACATAGAGCTAATAATTCTACAGTAGATGTAGACCTAGAGGGGGATGTATATGCAGATGACTCTATATTCGGTAAAGCAATCTGTAATCACATAAGAAAAGGAAAAACTAACGTAATAGTACAACCGAAATGAAAAAGCTCAATTTTAATTGGAGTTGGGGTAGAAAGAAAGACCCACCTCCTGAATCAAACAAGGAGCCAAGCAAGCCAAAAGCTGCTGCTATATCTCCTGGTAGAGTATCAGTGGATGAAGATAACTCTTTACTCAGTACTCTGAAAGGGATGACCGTAATGGTAGACCCTTCTTTTCGTGTTGAAGTAATCCCTTTGATTCGTGATTTATATAAGGTAAATCCGGATATGGGCATTGCTTTGCAGGATATGTTTAAGTTGGCAAATACTGGTCATACGGTAACATTCCCAAACAACTCAGATGCTGAAGCAGATAAGATGAGAAAACATCTTACTGAAGCTACTAAGAAATGGTCTAGGTATACTGCTGGTATAGATGGTCTAGTTAATAAGATGATTGTACAATGCCTTGTTAGTGGAGCTATATCCGTTGAAGGAGTTCCTAATGATATGTTGGATGGTTTGGATACAGTCTTATTCCTTAGACCCGAGAACATTGTTTTCAAAAGAGAGAACAATGGAGTATATTCTCCTTACCAGAGGAATAAGAATTACTTCGTAAAGCACCAAGATTATATCAAACTAAACCCAGAAACTTATGTGTATGCTGGTATGTTTAATGATACCGATGAACCTTATGGGATTCCACCATTTATGGCAGCATTGGATTCATTAAAAGGCCAACATGATATGAAGGTTAACTTCAAACACATCATGGAAATGGTTGGTATGGTAGGATTCTTGGAAGCTAAGATGACTAAACCAGACCAGAATCCAAATGAAAGCTTACAAGCTTATCAATCCCGTCTTGAACGTACATTAAAAGATTTGAAAAGAAATCTTCGTAATGGTATGAAAGACGGTATAGTAACTGGTTACATTGATGACCATGAGTTTAAACTCAATTCAACTACCAAGGAACTTGGTAATATTGAGAAACCCTGGAATATGAATCAGCAATCAGTTGCAAATGGTTTGGGAGTTAATGGAAACCTTATCGGAGTTAGTTCAATAACAGGAGAAGGAGCAACGGGTATAATGCTGTCTAAGTTAATTAGCCAGTTAAAAAATATCCAAATGCTTGTAACTTATGTATTGGATTTTCTTTATTCTCTAGAACTGCGTCTGGCAGGCTTTGATAATAAGGGAATAAAGATATCATGGGGAACTTCAACTATCTCCGACGAAGTTAAGGTTCAACAAGGTCTTCAGTATAAAATCCAAAATCTGGATTTATTATATAAGGCTGGTATCATTAGCCAAGACCAATATGCTTGGGCAATGGGTTATGATTCTCCTGATGAAGACGAACCAAGAGTTTCACTTGAGGACCAATTTGCTAAGGGTAATTCAGACCCTCAAGAGGGAACTAAGAAGAAGCAAAGGCAGGATGATAAAAACCAATCTGCTCGTAGGTCAAGAGATAAAACTAATCCGGCTCCATCTCGTGGAGACCAAAATACAAAAGCAAGATGAGTAAATTTACTAAGAAAAACAAAGAGCATCTTGATTCAATGGTGATTGGCCAGGGTCATACCATTATGGCTGGGTATATCCCAGAATCAGTTGGAGCCCAGGCTTTCTCAGAGAATTATTACAAATGGAAGACTCCGACACCGGATACCATTGCTCAATTTGGATTTTGGGGAGGAGATATAGATTATAATACCTATTATCCAAACCTTGATAAATCAGAACTTACTCCAAAGGATGAAGAGTTCATTGAACCTATGTTCAGATTACTTTCTGAAACGATTGTATCTAAGAACTGGAATCCTACTGACTTTGGTCAGAATGGAGTACTTAAGGCTTCTATGAGAATGTTACTTGGACAAACAGTAAATTGCGACCATGAAACCAATATTGGTAATGCCATTGGAGCTGTATCTCAAGTAATGTGGCAGGAGTCTTATAAGGATGGAAGTTTTACTATACCTGCAGGTATCAATGGTATTCTGAAGATTGATGGTAAAGCTAACCCAAGAATTGCTAGAGGTATTCTTATGGAACCTCCTTCAATTCACAGTAACTCAGTAACAGTACAGTTTAAGTGGGATAAATCACATCCAGGAATGGAAGATGGTGAATTCTACCAAAAGCTTGGTACTTATGACTCTAAGGGTGAAATGGTTCGTAGAATAGTTACTGAGGTAGTTCGATATATGGAAACATCCCTGGTATCTCATGGAGCTGATTCATTTGCTCAAAAGATTGGTGAAGATGGTAAAATCATTAATCCAACCTTTGCAAAAAGAACCTGGTCTTCTTATGAGGAATATCGGGATGACAAGTCCAAACAGTACTTCTTTACTGACTACAAAACGGACTTCAACTCATTCCAAGAAAAGGACAATACTCCAGATTCTTTTAATGATAATGGTACCCAAGAAAATCATAATCCTAATAAAGAAAATATGAACAAAGAATTGCAAGAATTTTTAGAAAAGCTTTTCGGAGATAATATGTTATCTCTGGCAGAGGGCAAAGAAATGACTCAGGAAGAAGTTATTTCTTGTATTCAAAGCTTGGTATCATCCAAAAACAGTCTTCAGACAACGGTAGATAATCTTACTACAGAGAAATCTTCTCTTACAGAACAGATTACCAACCTGAATGCAGAAGTTGCAAACTTGAAGGAAATGGCAACTGTAGGAAAGAATCACATTGCTTCTCTCCGTGAAAATGCTGTTACTACTTACAAGAAGTTGATGGGTGATAAAGCCGATGAAACTATTGTTACAATGTTGAATGCCGAAACTACTGGCATCGTTACTCTCATCTCCTTAACTAAGGATTATCAGAGTCGTCTGGAAGAAAAATTCCCAATGGTATGTGCAAGCTGTGGTTCTCATGATGTAAGCCGTGCTTCTTCTGTTGCAGAGACTGATGAAAAGACTGGAACTCAGAAACCTGCAACTACTTCGAATGCAGAAGCCAAGTCTACTTCGGAAACCCTCGAAGACTTGTATAAGAAGAAATTCAAGTAATAATCGATAAATATCACTGTTATGACTAAAATCGTAAATAAAGACCAGCCAATGACGCTGTTTGGGGAAAAGACCCCAAGAGCGGTGATTTACAAAAGTGAATCACACAAATTGCACCAAGCTTTCTGTGTAAAAGAGGGTGAAACAATTTTGCAAGGTATGCCGGTAGCTCTTGGAGAAGACGGTTTAATTGAACCTTACACTGAATCTACTCAGGTATATATCGGAGTGGCAGTAACCGACAATGTAAATCCTGCTTACCAGGCACAGAACAAATTCCCAGTAGAGGTAACTGTTGCTGTGGAAGGTTACATGATTTGTAACTGGGTATCTAATGCTGCTGACTTAAAAGCAGGATATGTAGTTCCCTCTGGTGACTTACTGAACGGCCGATTTGTAAAAGCAAACCAGTCAACAGATGCTACACCTTTCATTGCCATCACACCTGCAGATGAGGCAAACGAGGTAATTCAAGTACTTATTAAATAAGAGAAGAAGAAACATGGAAAAAGTTGATATTTCAAAATTGAAGAGAGAAGACTTCGCAAAAGAACTTCCTCAAATGGTACAGCAGTTGGATGCTTACCGTCAAGGTTCACAGAACAAAAAACCTGTGGACATCACATTAGGTGAACTTACCACTGGTAAATGGGGTATTACCCAAGATGAATTGTTCGAGAAGTTGGATATCAATCCGAAAATCGACACAATGGAAAACATCTTCACGATGCCTCAGCAAGATGTTCGTTGGATTGTTCCGGAAATCATTCGTTCTGCTATCACTCTTGGTATGCGTCAAGCTCCGTTCTATCCGGAGATTATTGCATCTGACCAGTCAATCAGTGGTCTTAGCGCAATCATGCCGATGATTAATATGTCCGATGCTGCACCTGCAAAGGTTAACGAAGCAGAAACTATCCCATTGGGAGATGTAAGCTTTGGACAGAAATCAGTAAGTCTCTTCAAAATTGGTAAGGGATTCAAACTTACTGATGAAGTTCGTAACTACGTATCTCTGGATGTATTGGCAATCTACCTTCGTGACTTCGGTGTTCAGCTTGGTTATGCAATGGATACTCTGGCAATGGATGTTGTTATCAACGGTAACAAACCCGATGGTTCAGAATCTGCTCCGGTTATCGGTGTATATGAAACTACGAATGGTATCACTTACAAAGACTTGCTACATATCTGGGTAAGAGCTGCTCGTATGGGACGTAACTTTACTACTATGATTGGTGGTGAAGACCAGGCAATCGAAATGCTGAACTTGCCAGAATTCAAAGAACGTCATTCTGGTACAACTGAAGCTACACTGAACGTGAAGTCTCCGGTACCTAAGAATGCTAACTTCTATATTCACCCGGGAACACCTGACCAAGGTTTGCTGTTGATTGATACAACTGCTGCTTTGATTAAACTGACTGCAAAACAGTTGATGCTTGAATCAGAAAGAATCGTATCAAATCAGACTCAGGCAATCTATGCTACTCTGACTACAGGCTTCTCTAAGATGTATCAGGATGCTGCATTGATTCTGTCTGCAGAGAAGAAGTTCTCAGAATTTGGATTCCCCGAATTTATGAACATTGACCCGTATCTCTTGGTTAACCTTGAGTAATAATACACCTGGTTTATTTTACAAATAATTCCATTTCTTGATGGGGTAGGTTTTGCGAGGACCTACCCCTAATTTTAAACATCTAAAAACTTAGTAAAATTATGGATAAATATAAAGTAACTGTAGGTGCTAAAGCTTACAGCTTCCATGACCAATCTACAGGTATTACAATTTGTAGAGGAGAAGAAAAAGAATTGAGTGCTCGACAGTACAGAACTAAAAAGATTCAGATGGCTTTGAATTCAGGTCACCTGCGTTTGGTTCTTGATAAGAAAGCTGTCGACAAATACTCCAATGATGACATCGATAAGTTGGAAAAGAAACTGAATGCTCAGTTCGAAAAAGGTATGGAAATCAAAAAAATTGCCAAAGCCTATACTCTCGAAGAAGCAACCCTTATCGCTGCTCGTCACGAAATTGTTGCCGACAAAGGTGATACAGTTGAAACTCTGATTCAGGTTCTGTTGGAAGAGTTCGAAGAATCTAAAAAATAAGATACCATGGACAATCTAGACTTTGTAGCTATTGCGAATGGTCTGGAAGTTTCATTTAGAGTATTAACCAAAGTCCCAGCCAAGGCCATTTTTGACTGGGACTTTGGTGATGATAAGGGGTCCGTTTATGATGTTAAACAACCTACTTATACTTATGAAAAGTCCGGATTCTATACAGTAGCGTTGAACATAACGAACTCCGAAGGACTTAACTTAAATGCAACTAAAACCATAATTGTAAATACCGAGTCCAAAACTACATTAACTGATAGTATATATAACCTAATCAATTATTACATTCCTTCAGAAATCTCAGATGGTATGTCATCAGAAGAGAAAGCAATGTACATAACTAAATGGCAGTTATATATCCAACCGCTAGTAAATCATATTATCCCACTGGATAAATATAATGATGAGTTAATGTATGAAGCTCTAGAAAACCAATTAATTATGGAATTGGCAGCATGGGATTATCTCAATGTTAAGCTCCTTAATTTATTAACAAGTACAGGAGAATACCTAAGTCAACTTACTTCAACCAAAGAACAAGTTGGTGATGGTTCTTCTAAACCGGAACAAGCTCGAGGTGATAGAATCAAACAAATCACAACTGGGCCTACTGAAGTACAGTACTATGATACACTTGCCGATGCAACATCTTCCCTATGGAAAACATTTTCTCAAGCAATGCAACCTGGTGGTATCATAGACGAGTTAAGAAAAAACCTTTGTATGTTAGCTGGACGATTGGAAATCTACTTACCATTCTGTGACCAAGCAAGTCATGTAGTAGTTCCAAGAGTAGTAGACAGAAGAAGACCTGGATTAATAGATGGGCCAAACCCCAGCTCTCCAGTAAAACGTAATGGTAGAACCTTAATTAGAAAATGATGACCAAGACTCCTCATAGATTGGTTAAGAACCGGTCTTGGGATAGATACAAGAAGATTATAAATGATTTCTTGGATATAGATGCTGGTAGGCAAACTATAACTTGGGCAAAGAATGTAAATCAACTCCTAAGTCATGGAGAAGATGAAATCCCTAAATATTATAATATACCAATCGAGGCATTATGTTATTACAATGCCTTCAGAAACTGGCCCATTAATAAGGCAACAGTAACTGGAGAACTCGATGATGAGAATTTATCAATACTGGTTACTAAATCATATATAGAACAACTGGGATATTTAACTCCAGAAGGCTATTGGGATTTTAACTGGTCTGAAGATAGATTTGTAATTAATGGTATCACTTATAAACCTTCGGGAGATACACAAGTTGCCCAAGCCAAGGATGAAGCATTAGTCTTCATGGTTATCCTAAAAAGGGACCGAGATACCAAAATACAATTCGTAGAATAAAATTGAAAAGTATATGGCAAAGATGTTAATGTTACGATGGAAACCAATTAATACTGGGAACGGTATTTGGTTTGACAGTAACCTGATTGTCTTGAACGGTACATCTGGAGTACATATTGAAAGTAAGAAAAGTAATTTAGACGTTACTACATTCCAGTCTATGACCGGAGGTAAGTTCGTTACTTGCTTTCAAGATTACTTTGGAGAAGTTTGGGATAAGATAATACCTCATCCAGGTATTGGCCAGGTGATAAAATTCCGTATCAATCAACTTCCCGATTATGCAATAATCAGGGGTGATATTGAAGACGGAGGAGATACAGATCCAGAACATCCAGATATTCCAATGAATGCCTTCTGTGGAAAAGAAGGAGAACCATTCAGGGATAAGAATTCTGACTTCTTCTGTGGTAAGCAAGTAATCAATCCTTAAAATAATAATGATATGTACGTAAGTAAGTATTACACAAATGAAGAAATTGACCAAAGACTTTTACAGGGTTATTTCGATGACTTCGTAAAGGCTGGGTTTGCCGGAACTATTAATGAGTTCTGGGCATTCGTTCTTTCTATTGCCAATAAGGTAGATAAGAGAGAAGGATACGACTTATCTAAAAATGACTTCACAGATAAACTCAAAGAGAAACTGGAAGGCATTGAAGAAAGAGCAAACTACATCACTAAGCTTTCTCAGTTGGAGAATGATACTAAGTTCCAAACTGAAGAACAGGTAAGACAAGCTATCAGTGATTTGATTGATGGTGCCGATGATGCACTTGATACATTAAAGGAATTGGCAGAAGCATTGGGAAATGACCCCAACTTTGCTACTACAATTACTAACAAATTAACGGATTTACGTAATGCACTGACAGATGAAGTTAACCGAGCTAAGGAGGAGGAAGGGAAACTGAGTACCCAAATTAGTGAGGTTAACTCTAATTTCATTAAGGCAGTGGATTTACTTAATGATAAAATCGACACTGCAGTTACTAACCTTATCAATAAGATAGATAAGATAGAAGCAAAAGTCGATAAGAATACTGCTGACATTGCAGACCTCAGAAATGAAACTACTGGTTCATTGGCAGAAGCTAAGGCATATGCTAAAGACTTGGTAGATAAAGAAGCTGAGCTTCGTAAAACGGCTGACGATGCTTTATCAGAAAGTATTCACCAACTGAATACATTGCATATCAATGATAAGGCAGAGCTCAAACAAGACATTGCTGCAGAAGCCCAATTGAGAGCAAATGCAGATGCAAACATTCAGTTGAAACTCACTGAAGAAATCACTAATCGTCAAACTGGTGATGCTGCCTTAGAAAGTAAACTTTCTGATGAGGTAGTAAATCGTAAAGCTGCTGATGAAACTCTTCAGAATTCAATTACCAAAGAGGTAGCTGACCGTACCAATGTAGATAATACCCTCCAGGTAAACATTGATAAAGAGGCTCAAGCTCGGGAATCTGCAGACCAGGTTCTTCAGACTAATATTAATTCTGAAGCTGCAACTCGTACTGCTCAGGACCAAATCCTTGACCAGAAGATAACTGCCCTAAGTGAAAAGACTGATGGTGATAAGTCCGATGTACTTGCTGCAATTGAAGCAGAGAAGGAAGCTCGTATTGCTGCAGATGCTGACCTTAATTCCAAGAAGGTAGATAAAAGAGAAGGTTATTCTTTAACTAAGAATGACTTTACAGATCTCTTGCTTGCCAAACTGAATGGAATCGAGGAACATGCTAATTACATTACCTTGGTATCACAATTGGCAAATGATGCCGGTTATCAAACTGAAGCAGAAGTAGAGGCAGCAATTGAAAAGATTATTGGTTCTGCACCAGAAGTACTTGATACTCTGGAAGAGATTGCTAGGGCATTAGGTGATGACCCTAATTTTGCTTCAACTATCACCAAGAAGTTGGCAGCAATTACAGAAAAGGTAAACCAAGAGATTGAAGACCGGGAAGCTGCTGATGTAGCCCTCCAGGCAAATATAACTGATGAAGAAACCGCAAGAACAGAAGCAGATGCTGCTCTTAAGGAAGAACTTAAAGAGTATGTAGATAACTCGGCTGCTACTGGAGATACTGCTCTTCAAGTAGTTAAAGATAACCTGGCAAAAGAAATCCAAGACCGTAAAGATGCTGATGCTATCTTGCAGGCAAATATCGACAAAGAAACTGTTGATAGAAAGGAAGCAGATAAAACCCATACCGATAACATTGCTGCTCTTACTCAGAAAGTTTCGGATTTGGCTTTATCAATGCAGGATGCTATCAATACAGTTAAGAACGAATTGACTGCTCAGGTAAATGCTAATACCACGGCTATTGCTACTAACCAAGCAAATATCACAAAGAACTCTGAGGCAATCACTGCCATGAATAAAACCATTGCCGATAACTACAAAGAAGTTAAGGATATGGTTAATGAGGAAATTGTAGACCGTACTAATGGCGACAGTAATCTGAGTTCTCGTATTGATACTACCAACATTGCTTTGGGTACAGAAACAGCTGAACGTAAGGCAGCAGACCAAATCCTTCAAGTAAACCTGGATAAGGAAATTGGAGACCGTAAGTCTGCAGATACTGCATTGGAAACTGCTATAGACGGCAAGATTCAAACTTTAACGGTTGAAGTTGGTGGGCAATTAACTATCCTTACTAATAAGATTAATGGAGAGATAGATGAAAGGAGAGGTGCTGATACTTTATTAGAAGAGAAGATTAATTCCCTAAAGAAAGAATCTAATGAAAAGGTAGATGAACTTAAAACAAAGGTAGAGGCTAATACGGTAGCAATCAATACTGAGAAAGACCGAGCAACCGCTAGAGAGAATGCTATACAGGCCAATTTGGATACTGCAATAGCAAATCATAAAGACGAAGTAAATGGTTTATCTAAGGATATCTCGGATGAAGCTAATGTTCGTTTAGCAGGTGATACTGCTCTTCAGGTAAATATCGATAAAGAAGTTACAGACCGTACCAATGCAGATACCTTATTAGATAATAAGATTGCCCAGGAAATCTCAGACCGTACAACTGCTATCCAGGGTCTTGAATCTAAGAAGGTAGACAAGGTAGATGGCAAAGTACTTTCTTCAAATGACTTTACTGATGTTCTTTTGAACAAATTGAACGGCATTGAAGAACATGCTAACTATATCACTAAAGTTTCTGAACTTCTGAATGATTCAGGATTCCAAACAGAAGCTGAGGTAGAAGCTGCAATTCAGAAAATCATTGGTTCTGCTCCAGGTGTACTGGATACACTTGAGGAAATTGCCAAAGCCCTTGGTGATGACCCCAACTTTGCAACAACTATGACTCAGAAGTTAAATGAGTTAACTACGAAGATTGAGACAGAAACTGAAAAACGAGTTGAAGGTGATGCTGCTTTAGATGCTAAGCTTACTACTCTGAGTACAACTCTGACTAAGACAGTAGAGGATTTAAGAACTTATGTTACTGAAACTCGTACTGAATTGTTGGCAAGAGCAAATAATCAAGATGCTCTTATTACTCAGAATGCTGCCAATATCCAAAGAAACTTGGAATTGATTCAAGGTATTCAGAATAACATTTCTGGTTCTTACTTGGAAGTTAAGGCTTTACTTGAAACCGAGATTGCTGCACGTAAGGCAGAGATTGTTCGAGTAGAAGGCTTAATCAATGATACTAACCAGGCTCTTACTACAGAGACAGAGGAAAGAAAAGCTGCTGATAAAGAACTTCAGGATAACCTGGATGCTGAAGAAGCAGCAAGAACTGCAGCTGATACTGCCTTAGGAGTTCGTATTGATACCGAGATTGCAGAAAGAAAAGCTGCTGATAAAACTCTGCAAGATAATATTGATGCCGAGAAGTATGCAAGAACTCAAGAAGATACTCGTCTGAATGCTCGTATCGATAAAGAAGTTATAGACAGGGAATCTGCAGACACGGCTTTGGGTACTCGTATCGATAACGAAGAAGATGCAAGGGAAGCAGCTGATACTACTTTGCAGGATAATATCGATGCTGAAGAGACTGCCCGTACTGAAGCCGATACTACTTTGCAGGATAATATAGATGCTACCAATGCTCATACTATCAATACTCACAGATTGGATTCAAATCCAGTATTGAATGGTACCGACATTAAGTTGGATGGCTATGAAAAGAATGCAGGTACTACTCCTACAGACTTGGATGTAAAGGTAACAGATACTGCTTCAGCCGCATTCGGTAAAGTACAGAAACGTATCGAAGTAGATAAGGCAGATGCCGATGATAAGATTACTAAGGTAAAAACTGCAGTGGGTCTTACAGAGGCCTTGGCATTGCCTTCTCTGGAAGATACTAATTACCTTTCAGAATCCTCAAACATTGTAGATGGCATGAAGGAATTGGATAAGCAAATTGCCGACGGTAGACATGATGAGGTTTGGGAAGTATTATATACTCAGTTTACCCAAATCTCTGGCTTTTCGGTAAGTCCTACAATTATTGAGAAAGGAGTTGATGCAGATATTACTATTCGTGGTAATAACCTATTCAACAGTAAACCGCTTGTTCCAGAAACTTTATCAGTTAAAAGAGGAACTACTGTTATAAACAGTACACCAATTGCTAGCTTAAATATTAAGGATACCCTTAATACTGAGGATGACCGTACTACTTATACTTTAAGTATTACAAGCAAGGGTGTAACTAAAACAGCAACTGCTAACGTAAATGCTTACTATCCTATGTACTTTGGACATTCTGCTAAGGCAGCATTAACCGGTGAAGATGTTTTGGGTCTTACCAAACAGGCAATAAAGAGTTCTCCTAACGGAACTTATAACATGACGGGAATTGCTGAAGGAGAATATGTATGGTTATGCGTACCTTCTAACTTCAGTATAACTAAGGTAACTTCTTCTGGATTTGGAGTTCCTATGGCTGCTGCAGCTACAGTAACTGTAGAAGGTAAAGGTTCATACAAATGCTACCGTACTGAAGGAGCTTTAAAAGCTGGTAATTTCAATTTTGTAATCGGATAAAAACTTATAACTATGGCAGAAATTCCTATATATGGTACTTTGGTAAATGCTACCACAGACCCTAAGATTGTAAATACTGACCAAGCTTGGGATAAAGAGCTTGGGAAGTATCAATCTGAAATCAATAAAGAAAGAGTTGAGGGCAATGATTCTCTGAAAACTCAGCTGGACACATTGAGCTCAAAAGTAGATAAAGAGATAACCGATAGAGGTTCAGCTGATACTGCATTGGGTGCAAAGATTGATAAAGAAATCCAAGACAGAACCACAGCTGATACTGCATTGAAAACTGAACTAACTGATAGTATTCAGGAAGTTCGGGATGACCTTGATACTTTTAAGGCAACCAAGGGTCAGGCCAATGGTCTAGCTTCTTTGGGTTCAGACGGTAAGGTACCCGCAGCTCAATTACCTTCTTATGTAGATGACGTAATTGATGTATATGCAACCTACGATGTATCACCAACTAACCAGATATCTAATATCAAATTGTATTCTGATGCTGCTCATGCTAATCCAGTAACTGGAGAAGCTGGTAAATCTTACAATGATATAACTGAAGGACATCCAGGATATCAATTCCGTTGGTCAGGTACTACTTGGGTACCAATTACTTCTGGAGGTTTAATCATTGGTGAGATATCTGGTACTGCTTATGATGGAGCTAAAGGTAAAACTACCGCAGATGAACTACAGGGTCTTAAGAATTTTAATCCTGTACGATTAGTCAGTATTACTACTGATGCTTCTAAAGGTACCTTAAATTATGAATCCGCAAATGGTACTGGTGTTAAAGGCTTAGATATCCTTGCTGCTTCATCTACTAAGGCTGGTGTTATGACTGCAGCAGATAAGGTTAAACTTGACACTACATTACCGAATCAAATTGCTGCAGAAACGGATGCAAGGGAAGCTGCTATTAATGCTTTGCAAGGAGAGCTGGCTGATGATATTGCTCAAGAAGTAGTAGATAGAAATTCTGCAATAGCTGCTGCTAAAACAGAACTCACTACTGCTATCAATAAAGAGGTATCCGACAGAAAAGCTGCAGATACTCAAGTAAGAACTGACCTTGAAGCTGCAGTTGAATTAGTTGCTGAAGACTTAAGAGGTGCAGATACTACTCTCCAGAATAATATCACTAAAGAAGTCAATGACAGAAAAGGTGAGATTACAAGAGTAGAGGAGTTAATTTCAGATGAAGCTGCAACAAGAGCTCAAGCAGATACTACTGTGAATGCCAAAGTAGATTCCCATATTGGTAATAAATCTAATCCTCATGGAGTAACTAAAGCTCAAGTGGGATTGGGTAAGGTTAACAATACATCAGATGCAGATAAACCAGTATCTACTGCTCAAGCTACGGCTATTGCAGATGCCAAGGCTGCAGGTACCAATGCTCAAACCAATCTTACTACTCACATGAAGAACATGAGTAATCCTCATGGAGTAACAAGAGACCAGTTGGGATTGGGTACTACTGCTGAGATTATCTTTAAGAAGGTATCTGCTCCTTCTGGTTTATGGAAAGAATCTGACGAAAGACTTAAGACTTTCATTAAACCATTGGAACATACTCTCGATGAAATCTGCTCTATACCTACGGATTCATTTATGATTCGTGGTAATCACGATATAGGTACAATTGCTCAGACAATCGAAAAATATTTCCCAGAATTAGTTTCTGAGAATACGGTTAAACCTGAAACAGTTCCTAATCCAGAAGCCTTCGAAAAGGTAGAAAAGGATGGAGAAACCTATATCCTGGTTAAAGAGGTAGATTATTCTAAGATGTCAGTATTGGCAATCGAAGGTATTAAACTTCTGAAAGCCGAGATTGATGAATTAAGAGAAAAACTTTTGTTCACAAACTTAGATTAATATGGGTGAGATAGCAACATGGAGTGCTGTCAAAACTAAAGTAGGCCTTGGTAAGGATTCAAACGAATGCCCTACCAAGGCTGAATTGTTGGCACTCTCTCCTACAGGAACGGGAGAAAATTACGTTGGCTTGGAAATATCCAATGCCAGTTCCTATGGAAACAATGAAACCGTACAACTTTCTGATATTCATAAGGTAACCTATAGATATGCTTTTACTGTAGTAGACACAGTTTTAAACTTCCCAGCTTTGGGAGGGTATCCTACTCCTCGGTGGTTTGGTTTAGGTACTACTAAACAAAAACAGATAGATGGAGTAGCTATCGGAGATACTATTTCTGTGGGTTATACCCAATCTGCTTATCCGGACTGGATTGTTTATGATAAAGGTTATAAAGCTTCAGAAAATACAACTCTAAATCAACGTTCTGCAAGTTTAACCTTTACTCAGAATGAGTCAGGTAAACAGATAACAGTTCAATTTACTCAGGATGCAGGAGTTGAAACTTGGGAGTATACCTTTTCAGTTCAGAATCCAAATCTAAATTATACAGCTTTAGGAGGTTCTGCAACTCCCGCAATAGCAGGGTATAATTCATTTAAGCAAAGGTATATAAATGGTAAACCTGTGGGTACTAGTGTAGATGTAGGTTTTTCATCTCCTGACTTACCCTCTTGGATATTTATGGATGACGAGAATCACTATACTGCTTTAGAGAATAAATCAGAAAACTCCCGTTCTCAAGTATTTACTAGTACTCAAAATGAATCTGGTAAAAAAGTTACAGTAACATTTGCTCAATTAGCAGGTGTAAAAACTTATGGTACACCTACTGTATATTTAGGAAGCATTGCAGATATCCCTGCATCAGGAGGGACTGCAGTTACACCTACTTATACTTATTCTCAACTTTGGGGATGGAATGGTAAAACCAATGATGGTGGTACTATAAGTTCTGGAGCTTCAGTAGTATGGTCCGAAAATATCTCAGGTTCTAATCTTGGTACAACTGCAAAGGCAAGAACTAAGTTGGGAAGCCGTACATTAACCGTTACTCTTAATGGTAAATCTGGTAGTGCCTCAATCGATATATATCAGGCAGAGAATAAGATTACCAATACAAGTCAAGGTACATGGGTAGTTTCCATTTCTGCAAACCCAAGTACCTTTACCGAACAAGGTGGTACATCACAAATCTCTGCAAGTGCAAGGGCAAGTAGAACTAACCATTGGTCTTCAGGTGCAACTAATGCAGCATCCGATGCTACTGGTACTCCAACGTTAAGTATACCTACTGCAGTAACCGGATTCAGTTTATCAGGTACTACTTTGACTGTTGCAGAAAACACAACTGCAAATCAAAGAAGCGTAGTAGTAAGGGCAACTATGGATACCGTTTATAAAGAAGTTACGGTAACTCAAAGTGCATATCTAGTAGAATGGAGATATACATTAACTACTTCTACTCCAACGTTAAACTTTGATGCCTTAGGTACAACCAAATCTGGGACAATTAGTAGTTATCGTGAAAAATATATTAATGGTTCTTTAGTAGAAGGTTCACATGAAGGTGTTAATATCCAAGTTAAATCTACTTCTGCTGAAATACAAAGTGCTACTGCTGCTGTGGCTATTACCCTGAAAGAGAATACTACAACTCAAGCAAGAACTGGTACTGTAGTATATGAGCAGGTGGGTTCAGGCAAAACCGTAACCATTACTTGTAGTCAGGCCGCAGGTACAGTAGCCATTAGAGAAGAGTTGGTTATTAAGGAGAGTTTCCCTACAGCTCCAAATATTGGAGGAACTGTTAAAGCTTTAGTAAGGTCTGGTTATTGGGACGTGGTAAATGGTAAAGATACAACTTGGCATGATGATACTCCTACTGTAAAAACTAAACCTAGTTTTGTAAGTAGTACTAGTGTAACTTATGAACTTGGTGTGGGATATCGTATAAGTGCTACTATGCCAGAGAATACTTCTGAATCTCAACTTAGTGGTAGTTTAAACTTAGAGTACGGTAGTAAAACTCTAAGTTTAGGTGTAAAACAAGCAGGTGCTAGTGTTGCTTGGTCTTATGAACTAAAGGTAAATAACGGTACTCAAGATTTAAATCAACAAGTGCCTGCTAAGCCTAGTGGTACTTACTCTTTTACCATAAGTAGTAAAAGGTATAAGATTGTTAACGGTTCTGTTACAAGTCAAAGTGAAGATACTACTTGGACTACGTCTATACCGGGTTCTCCAAGTTGGATTCATGTAGAAGAGCAATCTAATACACTCATAGTAACCGTAGATGAGAATACAACTACTAGTCAAAGAAGTGCAGATATCGTTATATTTCAAACTGGTAGTAGTGATACTTCGATAACTTTGACAGTTGAACAACAAGCTGCAAGTATTACTTGGAATTATACCTTTAATATATTTCAGCCTTCATCCAAGGTACTGAATGTACCAGCTAAGATGATAGACCCCGATACTATTGTAGTTAATTCTTACAGAACGAAGGTAATCAATGGTACACAAACTTCAACTAAAGAATTTGTAGAAGTAACCATTGACCCAATCGAAGAATCCTGGTTAGAAGTTACCAAAAACAGTAATGACCAGACTCAAGCTGAGTTATTCGTAACTTGCTTAGAGAATAAAGTATCTTCAATTAGAAGTGCTACTGTAACAATTAGACAAGTAGGTACAAGTAATCTTGACCAAGTAGATATCAACCAATCAGCTTCCTCAGTATCCTATAATTATTATATTGGTTTTAATGGTAATCCCGATGTAGGGGGATATTCCATGAATTGGGAATATACTCAGTTTGGTTCTAGTCATGGTCAATCTATAGATTTAAAATGTTGGAGAAAACCAGTAATTAATGGTATAGAATCTGATACTGAGGAAGCTGCAGAATACGAAGCTATTTTTAGTGGAGTTGGTATAGATTCCTTTACAGTTACAAATACACCGTTATCATATGACCCAACTATAACTACCGTAAGGGCATATCCTAAGTCTATCAATGGTTCGGTATTCGATTTAAAGGGTACAGTACAATATAGGATAGCCGATTACCCAAGTAAATCTGCTTATCTGTACCTTACTCATAAACCAGTAGCAACTGTAAAGAGGTGGACCTTCCAATGGTATGACCAAGTTGAAAGTGTAACTATAAAGAATGTAAGTCATGATTCTAGTGCAGGTAGCATTTCTCCTATAACCATAATTTCTAAATGTGAGTACTTACTTGCTAGCAATCAATCCCAGGTTGCCTATACAAAGTATATAAAACCTAATGAAGACGAAGATACTGCAACTCCAGTAAGTTGGGGTAGGTTAGTAGAAAACGGTCAAACTGCCCAAAACAATTATGACTACGCTTATTTGGTAGATGAGAATAAGGAAGATTATGATAGGCAGGCTACCAGGACCTTTACTCAACCGGGTAATCCATCAAATAAAAGGTTATACCTATACGTAACTCAGACTAAACCCGTAACTATTAAACAAGAGTTTCATGCAGAGTTGGGTAACTATTACTCTTACGGTGATAGTAATCAAATCCCCCTTATTTACCAATGGTATAGCCCAGATTCTTCAGATACTACTGACATAGGGGATATGACTCCTGGAGGATATACCGGAGTTTGGTGTAACTTACCTGCTACTGGAGTAATAAATTGCATGATTACTGGAAAGCCTCAAACTGGTAAACCTATGAAAGCTAGACTAAGTAATCTTCAAGCAAGAACCCTTGAGGATTTTGATAGTGGTAGTCCCACAGAAATCAATAAGGGTTTGTCAGTAGGTTATTCTCAACAGGATTATCAAATAGGTATTGAATATTCTCCCGGTATGAACAATTATTTTTTGATAACTCCTTCAATACTTTCAGAAGTTGGAGCTTATGGTGGAGGTATAAGGTTAGAAGTAAGTTTAAGAAGTTCTTATTCTAATAATGGAACTACAATTGCAACAGTTACACTTACTCCAAAAAATTCTGACCATCCGACTATCTACTTTGAAGTAATCTACGGGTAAGTCTCTGTATTAGTAATAATACGATACTATAGCATTATTAATGTATATGGCCATATACGAATAACTTTAAAAATCAAATTTATGTTTAACAACTTAAAACTCAAAAATTATGGGAGTAGAAGTTAAATCTGGTGGTGAGGGCGGAATCGTCGCTGACCGCGGTTGTAATGATGGTTGCTGTTGTAATGGACGCAATTCAGGCTGGGGCTCCGGTTGGGGTGCAGTCGGTGGTGCATTGGTAGGTGGTGGCTTTGGTGCTGCTGCAGTTTCTGTATGGGACAAAATCAATGACACTAAAGCTGACATTCAGAAAGTAGAGTCTACTGTTCAGGAAGCAAAGGCAGGTATCTATAAAGATATTTCTGATGCTGCTAGAGGAGTAACTCAGGAAATCAGCGGAGTTGCAAAAGATGTTGCTGGTGTTGGTAGAGAAATCCTTAACAATCGTTTCACAACGGAAAGAGGACTTTGTGATTTGGGATACAAAACCAATTCCGATATCCGGGATTCTCATGACCAAATGGGAGCAGGCTTCAATCGTGTTATGGACCGTCTTTGCCAGATGGAACATGAACAACAGAATTGCTGCTGCGAAACTAAAGGTTTGATTAAAGAAGTGAAGTCCGAATTGGCTCTTCAACTTGAACGTTGCTGCTGTGACCTCAAGAATGGCCAACAGGAAATCAAGTGTCTTATCGAGAACACTGCTAAAGACCAGGAAATTGCCCGTCTCAACCGAGTAGTAGATGCTCAGAGAGACCAGAACATTATCCAGTCAGTAGTTGCAGCTCTTAAGACTATATCCACAACCCCGGCTTAATAATGACCGTCGTCATTACGTAAGCCAGATTAGGAAGGAGTGCATCTTACATAGGTGTACTCCTTTTTTCGTTTATACCCACCTAAAGATAAAACGATATGGAAAGTGAAGAGATTAAGAAAGAACCAACCAATGGAAATCAACTAAAAGATTTTACTATTCAACTTACATTGCCTGCTCCCAATGCAGAGATAGCAAAGGAAGTAGCAAATAAAGCACAGTCACTCATTGACCAATTTGGATACTATCAATTCTTAAACCTGGTAGACTTTATGCAAAGGAATCCAGGTGCAGTATCATTTGGTTTAAACTTAATTAATAAAAGATGAACATGGAAGATTTGATTTTTTCTAAATTGCAGAAAGGTGATACCATATACACCTTAGAGAGAGACAGACGTTCTGGGTATCCAATCTTTGATACCGCTAAAGTATTAAAAGTTGGTGAGAGCAAACCAAGAGCTACTGGCCCAGATGGAAGCTTTACAGCAAATACAGAAATCTCTATTCAAGACTCTGTATCTGCGGTGACTATATACCTTCCTACAGATGCTGCAGAGGGTATTTATAATAATGTTTATTACACTACCGACTTACGCAATATCGTAAACGAAGTAAATATCCAAAGGACTACTGCTGTAAATATCCTCAATAACCGAGAGAAATATGAGGCAGTAGTTACTGAATGTGATAACATCTACCATACCATTGAAGGCATGTTAACTCCTCAGCAACAACCAGCTCAGGCTTACAAGCAAGAAGAGTTCGAGGCTTTTAAATCTGAGGTAGCAGAGAAGTTATCCATGCAACAAGATATTCTTATGAAAATTGCCAGTGAGTTGGGATTAAATAAGAATAAAGATGGCAAGCAGAAAGGTTAACATAAACCTCTCGAATAATCTATGTGATATTCAGATTTATGTAGACCCTGTTAAACAACGTCAGGCTGAGAGGTTGATTGCCAAGACTCCAAGTATCATGAAGCTCGGATACGAGTTAGGTACTAGAAAGTTTGGCAATCAACTTCTTCGTATAGTAAGGCGTAGTTTAAATAATGGTCTACCTCCACCTGGTTCCAAAGTATCTTGGCCAAAACATTCAATTGCTACACTTAAGAAGTATGGAGCACATACCCTATTAAACCTTACTGGTCAATATGCAAGGTCAGTTACAATGGTAACTCAGAAAGATAGAACCTTTGTTGGTCTTCCTCCAGGATTAAGGAAGATAACATACTCTGGTAGAACTTCTCGAAAAACACTTAATCAAATTGCTATCATGTTGGAGTATGGTAGTAGAGATGGTAATCTTCCACCTCGTCCTTTATGGAAACCTGCTTTCGAGGCAGCAGGTGGAAATGTAGTTTTAGAGAAAGAGATACGAAATCAATTAAGAAAAGAACTTAGAAAATATACAAAGTAATGGCAGATTTTGAAGCAGATAAAACATCTGGTACTGGTCCTGCACTCGTAATGGTACATCCGTTAAAAGTGAATGATACAGAAGCAAATAAAAAAGCCATCCTTACCATTACAGTTAATGGAGTACCTAAGACTGTAAATCTTATTCAAAAGAAAGGCAGCCTTAACTACGAATACAAATTAGAAGTAGATAAGGAAGCCATAAACATATTGGGTAAGGGTGGCTCTGATACTTTGGCAATCACTTCTCAACGTAGGGAAATGATTAATGGTACACCCCAAGGAGATTGGGAAAATGTAGAAGTTACAGCAGAATTCCTAGAGGAACCTCCATTTACTGCTGGACTAAGATTTACTGATAATGAAGAAAAGACTCTAGAGGTATCCATTACTTCTAAGAATCATACGGAACAGCTTCTCAGTGGAACTTTAACTATCAAGCAAGTTGGTGGTCTAACTAAAACAGTAATTGTAACTCAGGCAGCTGGTGAAGTAACCTATTCTTATAATATAGAACCTCATGTTAATGTAAACTTAGGTAATACAGGATTAGAGGGTTCTTCTGGTTTTACAGTTACAGGTTATAAGTATAAATACATCGAGGGTAAAGAAGTAGATAAGAGTGTAGCTTCTTTTAAAATACCAGCTATTGGTGAACAAAGAGTAGTTAGTAATTCTATACCAACTACTTCAACTACAACTTATTGGGTTGATGGTTATGGTAATGTAGCTAATACTTTTATGTCTACTTTTTCAGGTACAGCTCATGCTAGACAATCTCAACTAGCTCTATCATCTATATCTGGAGGTTGGGATGTAGAATTCTCTGATGGTGGCAAAGGTACATTTGGTATATTAGCAGTAAGAAGTTTATGATATGGTAAATGCAGAAGAAATCGTAGAAAGAACCTTTTATATTTGCTTATTACAAACAGCACTTAAGAAAGGTTTAACTCTTAACCCAGAAGACTACTTACCTTTATCACAGGAGAACGAGAAAAGATTTCAGGCAGATAAGGATGCTATGCCTAAATTCATTCCCATATACGGTATAGGTAACAATCAGGTTAAGGGTGCAAAGACATGCCCTAGAATTACCATTGAACTACAAGGATTCTATAATGGTGATATAGGTGTGAACAAATATATCATTGGTGATAAACTAGCGAGTGGAAATTATCAAGCATCAGAATTTCCATACGAAACAAAAGATATAACTCTAGATATTCATCTGGTATCTAATACTCAAGCCGATATGAGATTGCTTCATAATATCATGTATGAAGCATTACCTTCTCGTGGATACGTAAGACCTTATTATAATAACTTAGAAGAATGGGAAGATGGTAAGGTAGCACCAACAGGAAACCTATTTATAGAAATAGGTAATTACTATGACCACCCTGACGAGAATCATGGTCTACTTGAAAAGGTATATCAGTATACTTGTAAGGATGGTATATTACCTGAGAGACTTGCTGAAGAAGGTGAACTTGTACCAATTCAGGATATATCCGTATTGATGGGACTAACCGAAAAGCAAGAGTCAGATTTACTTAACCTTAACGTAAAATAGCTCAATACTAGAGGGTATTAAATAAATGAGTAATTAACTTAATTAGTATAAATATGCCTAATTCACCATCTGTAAATTTCGAGTTTAAGAACGTTATCGTTCTTCAAACTACTCCTATGTTAGGAGTTTCATGTGTATTGGCTAGAACTACTAAAGGTCCTTATGATGACCCCTCAGAACTTATCCAATCTTTCTCTCAATTCCAAAGAGTCTTTGGTTCTGAGATAGTACCAGATGGTTCTGTATCAAACATCGAAAAGGCTTTCAATGGTGGTTCTAAGCTTCGTATTATTCGTGTACTTGGTAAGGGTGCAACCAAAGGTGTAGTATCTGCTGCAATAAGAGCTAAAGCTGCATCTGCTCCTAAGGCTGCTGAAGACGGTTCTCCGGTAGTAGCTTCTGCAACTCCAGAGGAACCCACGGCTTCTACTCTTTTCAAGTTTACTTCTGGTTCAGTTGCTGTTGGCTTTGGTTTGGTAACTAAAGGATATGGAGACCCAGTTGGTAGTGCTGAAACTTTCTCTGTGAATATTTACAAACAGGCTAACACGGTTTACTATCAAGTAATTAGTGCTAATGGCCAGGTACTTGAACAAGGTCCAGTAGTAACCTACAAAACTGCAGATGATAACAATGATACTTCTGTAGATTACCTTGCTCTAAGTGCATTTGCAAAGAACTCAGAATACATCGTTCCGGTATTAACCGAAAAGACAGAGAACATTAAATCTTGGAACAACTTCATCAAATGGTTAACTGATGATGTAGATGGGACAAGAAACCCCATTGATATTAAACTCAATGGTGCTGTTATCACTGCCGATGGAGTAAAATTGAATGGTACAATTGGTAGTGCCGGTAGTACTCCTACGGCAGACGAATGGATTGCTTCTCTGGAATTCGTTAAGGATTATGTAGATGTATATCAAATCTTCTGTTCACACATTGACCAACATCTTGAAGCATCTGCTGATGTACTTAAAGTACACAAGGCTGCAGTAGATATGGTTAAAGAACTGCAAGAATATACCTACTACATTGAAGTACCAAAATATACTACTCACTATACTCAGGGTGACCAACCAAGAGACTTGAAATCAATCATCACTTGGATTCAGACTTGCCTTGGTACTGTAGGTAACAGTAAGTATGTTGCTTACTTTGGTGGTGGTATTAAATACTATAATGCCGACGGTAACTTGGTAGATTCAGATGTTCTTGGTACCATTGCAGGATTAGGAGATGCTTCTGCTTCTCAGTTTGGACCTTGGAAATCATTTGCTGGTATGAATCGGGGCATTATCTATGATGGTAATGGTCCAGTATGCCCAAATTATGGTTCTCCTTCAAGAACTAAGGAACTCAATGAGTTAGCACAGAATTATGCAAATATAATCTGTATCAAAGATGTTCCTAACCAAGGTAAACAAACTTTGCTGTGGCATTGTTTTTCTTCTCAGGTAAAACAGGATTCAGAAAGATTCCTTGCAATTGTAAGATTGAATCTGTATCTCAAAAAGAATCTTAGACCTATTCTAGAAAAGTATTTGGAAGAACCAAATATCTGGAACACTTGGAATAAGATTTATCTAGAAGTTAAACCAATGCTGGATAACTTGGTAGATGAAGATGCCATGTCTGAATACACCTGGATGGGTGACCAAGACGCTAACTCGTACAATGACTTATCGGTTAACAATGAAGCCGATGTTCGTCAAGGTAAATACAAAGCAATCCTGAAATTCAAGGATATCGTTCCGATGCAAGAAATCACTATGGGCATCTATATTGACCAGGCATCCAAGTCCGTATCTGTTCAGGACGTTAACGAATAAAATTAAGAAAACATGGGAGCAAAAGTAAAGAATCCAAGAAAGAAATTCCTTTGGAGTATCACATTCCCTAAGCACCCAATCAATACTTATCTGTTCCAAACTTGTACTTTGCCAGATGTAGAGATTGACCAGGTTGCTCATGGAGACGTTAACCGGGACGTTAAAACTGCCGGTAGAGTTACTGTAGGTAACTTAGTAGTAGGTAAACTTTTAACTACTGCAGGTTCAGATACATGGCTTCATGATTGGCTTTATTCATGCCAGGATATGATTGCAGGTGGAGGTTTGGTACCAAGCCAATACTGGGAAAATGTAATCGTAAATGAACTTGCCGAAGATGGAGTTTCCGTACTTAACACCCACCTCTTCGAAGAGGTATGGCCATGTAAGATTACAGGTTTAGACCTGGACCGAATGGCCTCAGAAAACACAATCGAAAGTATCGAATTCTCAGTAGGTACTGCCGATAAGTATTAAAAGCTTAGTCTATTTTCAACTAAGATTTTTAGGTGGAGGGGTGGGATTCCTAGAAAGGGCTCACCCCTTTCTTGTTGTTACAGCGAACACTATGAACTAAAGTATAACCAAATAACTTATTTAAACATGGAATTAAATTGTAGAACACATGAGTTTATAACCCCATCAGGTTATAAATTCTCAATCAGGGAACAGAATGGTGCAGATGAGGATATCTTATCTAATCCTATGGATGTAAGAAACCTTATGAACCTTACTAAGTTCATTCAGGCAATTGTAGTTGATACCGACTTTACTCCTAATCGTAGATTAACGGTAGAGGATGCAGACCGTATCCCTTTGAATGACCGATACTGTATCTTATTTCAATCAAGAATCTTCTCACTTGGTGATGAAGTAGAATTTGAATATGATTGGGGCCAAGAAGGCGGAGTACAAACTTACGGTCAATCCTTAAGCGAGATGTTATTCGATAACTATGGAGAATTTCCTACAGAAAAGGAATTGGCCGAAAAACCAAACGCTATCCCTTATTATCCAGAACAAGGTAAGCTTACCGATTACGAAGTAACTCTATCTTCAGGTAAGGTAGTTAAATTTGATTTGCTTACTGGTGCAGGAGAAAGAATGTTGGTTACTTTACCAATAGAAAAACAAACTCGTAATGCAGCATTGATTGCAAGGAACTTACATCTTCAGATTGATGGTAAATGGGAAAAGGTAGAAAGCTTCCATTTATTCTCAGTAAGAGACATTGCAGAGATTCGTAAAACAATATTTGAATATGACCCAGTCTTCGATGGTAACACCGATGTAGAACATCCAAGTATACCTGGAAGAATTGATAAATATCCTATAATGCTTTCACCGACTTTTTTCTACCTGACGGAAGCGTAGACCACCCAGGTACATTCACTTATATATGTAGAGCTGAGGTAGCCATTGACTATCTCAGCTTTTTGCGTCTTCCGTATCGAGAAAGGAAAAGATTTAAGGATATAGCCGATGAGTATTATGAAAACTTAAAAAAGAAAACTAGAAAATGATAGACAGAAGAAGCTTAGTCGAGGTCGGTGTTGCAATGGTATTAAGAGACCGATTCTCTAATGAGGCTGGCAGAATATCGAACTCATTTAGAACAATGATGAACGATATGAATACCTGGAATCGAGGTATTCAAATGTCAACTTCTAATGCTTTTGAGTTTGGAAAAGAATTGGTTGGAGGTATGGCAAGGGCCTACCAATATTCTGCAGGAGTATACGACCAAGTATTCTTAGCTTCTAAAATGTCTGGAGCTAATGCTGCTCAACAGGCAAGGCTAATGCAAGTAGCCAAAGAAGTCAATGAGGTAACTCCTCTTACTGCTGCAGATATTGCATCAGGCGAAAGGTACTTGGCAATGGCTGGTAACAATGTAGAGCAAATCGAAAGAATGATTGGCCCTGCAGCTAAGCTAGCTTCTATCTTCAGTATGCCTCTTGGTCAGAAAGGTGGAGTTGCTGACTTGATGACTAACATCATGCAGACCTTTAATATACCTTCACAGAATGCTACTCAGGTAGTAGACCAATTGGCAACTGCAGTAACCTCTGCAAATATTTCTCTAACAGACCTTGCCCAATCTTTCCAATATTCAGGAGCAGAATTTAGAAATGCCAAAATCAGTATGGGTGATGCAGCTGCAGCCATTGGAGTACTTGGTAATCAAGGTATCCAAGCTTCATCAGCTGGTACTGCATTAGCAAACATGATGCGCTATTTAACACTTTCCGTAACCGGGCAGAAAAAGGGAGGTGGTGAGATGCTAAAATCTTTAGGCATTGACCCAAAAACTCTAGTAGATGCCTCGGGTAATCTTTTGAGATTAGATAAGATTATATCTATATTGGGAGATAAACTTAGAGGTAAACGAGGAATAGATATCTCCTCTGCTCTGTTTAATATCTTTGGAGTTCGTGGTACAAGAGCTGCCTCAGCTTTACTTCAGGATTACTGGACTGGAGCTAATAAGCTTACAGAACTTATGGATAAGGTTGCAGGTGCAAACGGTACAGTAGAAAACTTAACTCAAGAAAGATTACAAACTCCTGCTGGTATTATCGAACAGTTTAAATCAAACTGGGAGAACTTTATTGTAACTGCAGGTTCTACACTTGCTGAAGTCTTTAGCCCAGTACTTAAATTAGGTTCTGGTATCCTAAAGATTATTAACAGTATGCAAGAAACTTGGGCAGGTAAATTCTTGGTAAAGGTAGTTGCAACTGGTGCAGTAGTAGGTACTCTATATCAGGGATTCAAGTTTATTCAGGGTACTATCAAGATGATTAGTACCTTCCAGGCTTTAGCTACTTCAGAAACTAATGGTATGGCAGAAGGTATGGTAAGAACTAATGTTCAAGCTTCAATCCTTGAAGGTCACATGAGAAATATCTCAGCAATGATGATGAGAATGACTGCTATGCAAATGGCTCCAGGTAAATTCTTTGCATTACCAATGGGAGGTACCATAGGTAAAACCCGAAAAGGTACTGTAGTAGCAAGAGATGCAAGAGGAAGATTTACTTCAATGAGTACTCTTGCAGGAGCAGGGGTTGGAGCAGCAGTAGGTTCTACTGTAACTAAAACTGCAGGCCAACAGATTGCTAAGAAAGGTGCTATGGGATTTGGTGCTAGATTACTTGGTGGTAGACTTTTAGGATTCTTAGGTGGGCCTTGGGGACTACTAGCTTCTATAGCTATCCCTGCATTGATAGAAGTAATAGGAGGTCTTACTAATTCGGTGGATAATAACACTGCTGCTCTAAACTCGGAAGAAACCAAAGCTTCTATTCAAGATAGAAACCAACAGGCATTCATTGATGCGGTTAGAGGTGCAATCAGAGATGGGTTTAAGGATTCAAGAATTAATATATCAGTAGATGGAAACGAAGCTGGAGACTTTGCTCCTGGTGGTCAACAAGATTTTACTGGTATATCATTGGGATTAAACTAAACAATCATGGCAAGAATATTAAATCGGATAGCAGGTGGGGTTGTTGAAAAGTATAATGACCTTACCAGGGATTCTGCCGGAGTTCTTACTGGTCCTTTAAATAAACTTTGGAGGGCCAGGATTTATTTAAACAGGGCTACATCTACCTTACCTAAAGATACTGCAGATAAGGGAAAGATATATGACCCAAATAATCCTTTTGGACCAAGAGCTACATCAAAGAATCCCAAAGTAAACCAAAGGATACAAAACCAATATCGGATGGAATTAAAACATCAGGTAGAGGGTGGAGTTCCTTTTGGCTATGAAGAGATGGACCCAGCTAAGGGTAATTCCGTAAATAAGAATAAAGAACTTTTTATGGTAATGCCCGAAGTTCGTAATATGAACCAAGTAGTAATATATAATTTGGTATCAACACCCTATCAATATATAACTCTTCAAAATAGACCTCCCTCTATTGACTTCCGAGGAGAGACTACCTGGGCTACAATTAAATCTATGGGACGTAATACACCCATGTATCATTATACTGGTGCAGAGGATATCATACAATTCAATGTATCATGGTTCTGTAATGACCCAGAAAATCCTGAAGAGGTAATTACTAAATGTAGGTTACTAGAGATGTGGTCTAAGGCAAACTCTTATCAGGCAAGCCCACCAATCCTAAAGATTGAATGGGGTAATTCTGGTATATTCGAGAATCATCAGTACATCCTTACTTCAGCAACCTATACTTTAAACAATTTTCGAAATGCTTCAAGGACAAGGATTGCAGGTAAGTCATGCGAGATTGATGATTTGAAATTACTTCCTGCAGCTGCAACTCAAGAATTAATCTTCAAGAGAGTAAGTGCTTACAACTTATCCTATGCCGATATTGTAAGTGAAGAAGCTCTAAAGAAAACGAAAGGAATCAGTTTATGATAGACTTGAATCAATACTTAACCGGAGCTAGCCCCTATGATGGGGCAGTAGCTCTTAAATATGATGAGGGTGATTATTCTTTGGAGGTAACCCCACCTTTAGTTCCCAATACAAGTAACGATAAGCAACATACAGTAATGGATGGAGAAACCCTACAGAATATTGCCTATCGTTATTATGGTGATTCTGGGAAATGGTATTTAATAGCTGAGGCTAATAATATCCTAAACCCTCTTGCAGAACTCGAACCTTATCAGTTAATACGAATACCTATGTATGGAAACTAAGAAACCCAATCAACCAATTCTTTATAATGGAACAGCAACACCCTATATGGCACTGTTCGATTCTGGAGGTATGCCCATAATGAATAAAATTACAGGCATACCTCTCGGCGCTTATATAAGTAATTGGAGCTACAAGTATGATGAGGAAAAGGAGAACTTAGCAACCATCACATTTGATACTGGAGACCCAGATACGGTAGATATCCCAGAACTCCAGGAAAGCTCAATTATTTATCTTCAGTGGGGATACATATACCCTGATGGTCAATTCATTTCAAGCCCAGTACGAAGTATTAAGGTAAGAGATTTGGATTGTGTATTCGATTCTACTGGAACTCATGTGACATTAAAGTGTATAGATACAGTTGGAGATTTAAGATTCCAACCACCTTATACACATTCAGATTTATCAGAGTATAGCCTATCTAATTTTTTAGATAATGGTTGTAACAATGACATCGGTGTAATCATAGAAATATTTCAGTAATGGCTAAACAAGTAATAAGTAATAAAGTCTACGAGTCACTACAGGTCCCGACAGAACAAAGTCGAAATACTGTTGGAAAGATACTTTACGCTAATAGCTTTAGTGGAGTAGCTCAAGTACCTATGCCGGCAGATTTAAAAGCTCTGATAGATAGTGACTTAGGATTAATAGGGAATAACATCTTGGTTCAATTAGAACAGAAGATGAAAGGTTATCCTAATGGACCTTGGTATATTGATTCTCGAGATGGTGTAATCTATATTCACAATCGAAAGTTTACTCAAGAGCCTGAATACAATTACATATATCAATCAGAGAATGGAGAGGTACTTAGGGTATCCTTTACCATGCAGAATGTAACTAAAAGGGCAAAGGCTCAATTAACCGAAACTATAGACCCCGATGATAAAGGCCTTATTGTAGGTTCTACCGATATAAAAGAACCAGAAAAAGCTAAAGAGGAGATGTCTACAGTTACTACTCCTTATGTAGCTCAGGTAGATAATACAATGGTAGTCAATTATGGTAGTGTACCATATGAAGATTATCGTAGTCATCCTACTACTAACATTGCTGCAGAGATGGAAGCTGAGCAAAGGTATGGAGCTAAAGCTCAGAAACATAATCAAGCAGTAAAAGAATATGGTTCTAAGAAACCATATGTTGCTTATCAAGCAGGTAAACAAGAGATGTTAGATAACTTAAGTACTGACCAATATAGGGAAGCTATCAATACGGCAGCTAATAATTTACCAAGCGATAAGAAGAGACAACTTCAGCAAATCCTAAAGAACTCTAAGAATGGTAAAGAGTTGGAAAGTAATCTAAGGCAATTACTAGAAAACGAAAGATATTTATTCACTGGAGAATATAAAATGGAATACCTTGCAGAAGAATGGGTAGACCCTCGGGAATATGACCCAGAAGGTGGAACCATAACTCATATGATAGACATAAGAACTTTCTCTTCTAACCCTTACGAGAAACAGATGATTGATAATCAATCTCAGAGAGGTATAGCAGCTATGGAAAAGAATCCTTATATTACTGTATATCCCGATACCTATAAATTAGATTACAGTGGTGAGGGAGTAACTACACCTACTATGACTCGTAAGGTTAAAGCTAAGGTTAAGATTCGAAGGATGAAGAAGGTCCCAGTATTAGTACCAATATATAAATTATATCATAATCTATTTGGTAGATATGGTGGAGCTGATAAAGTAGCTTGGGCCATGAATGCTAATGCCAATGGAGGTCTTAAAACTACAGAAAGGAAATTAGTATGCCAAATGACTGTAGTTGGTAGACCTTCATTACAATCTTCTCAGGTAATCTCTTTAGAAAATGTGGGTAAACGTTGGTCCGGGTATTGGTATATTAAATCTGTACAGCATTCAATGGATGCAGGTCAAGGTTATCTATGTACTCTGGATTTGATAAAGAGTAATGCCAAGGCTGGTCAAACTACATCTAAGACTCAACTCAGTACTCAAGATATAGTAAGTAACGATGCTAAGGATGGAGCTAAAACTCAATTCGGTAAAGATAAGAAGAGTACTGCCAATGCTTCTAACATTGTTCATGAATTTACTTACAGTGAAGCAGTTTACTTTAAGGAAAGATTCATGAACGATAAGAATGTAATCATAGATAAGAAAGGTGCAGGAGAGTTCTTACAGAATAAATTCTATTACGATGAACTTAATGCTAAAGACCCACAAGCTTTAGCAGCAGGTACTGTAAGAACTGAAGGTACTATAGTTACCTCTAATGGTACTGCAATCTATGGTAAAACCAAAGTAGTTAAGGTAGACCAATCAAAAGTAACACCGGCTATGAAAGAGAAATATTCTTTTGACTGGTCTGAGTGGGCAAGAAACGAATATCTTAATGTAGTAAAAAACAAAAAAAAATAACTGATAATGTACTCGACCGCTAAGTTAATAACAGAAGATGGCCTCGAAGGATTGGGTAGATACTACTCAGTTTATCGAGGCATTGTGGTAGATAATGATGACCAAGAAAAACATATGAATCGTATCAAGGTATGTTGCCCAGAAGTAATGAATGGTATCATATCTTGGGCTTATCCAAAGGGTCAACATGGTTCTATCAATAATGGATTTAAGTTCTTAGCTCCTAAGGTTGGTGATATAGTATTTGTTACCTTTGAATTTGGAGACCCAACTAAACCTCTTTGGGAATACCATGGTTGGGCTTTGAATCAGATACCCAGTCCTTTAGACGGACCAAACAAGATGGGTATCATTACTCCAGAAGGTAATCTAATAACTTTAGATGATGACAATGGTAGATTAACCATATATATCAATGGAGATATTGGAGTAGCTGCAAAAGGTAACGTATCTATCCAAGCTCAAGGAGATGTAAGTGTAGGTTCAGGTGATACAGTAATCTTGAATCAAGGTACAAACCAAGGAGTGGTTAATATCAAAGAATTAACCGAGAAGTTAAATCAAACTGTTCAAGAACTAGAATCACTTAGAGCTCTATTCAATTCTCATGTACACTCTGGTGTAACTACTGGACCTGGTTCTTCAGGACCTACTGTAACTCAAGCAAGTCAACCATTCTCGGAATTCAAACAAGAAGATTACGAGGATACTAAATGTATACATTAATGGATAATTACTTTACTGACATAATAGGAAAAGGTATGACTTTCCCTATTAAACTAAACAGAAACGAAAACGGTGAAACTGGATGGTATCCGGTTAATGGAGATATGGAGTTAGTAAGGAATAATATTAACTCTATCCTATATTATATGATAGGCCAGAGATTTCGACAGGAAAACTTTGGGAATCGTCTATGGGAATGTATAGAAGAGCCAAATTCACAAGCCCTGAGTTTTATTATTAAAGAGTTTATAAAAACTGCAATTGGTACCTGGGAACAAAGATTAACCTTTAAAGGTATCAAGGTTGCTAGAGTTGATGCAAAGGTAAACATAGAAGTAGAATATTCTATTAATGGTACAGGCTCTAGCCAATACCTATACCTTACCTATAACAACTTAGATAATTCATTAAATACAAAATAATATGGGAATCACTAATAAATGGCTCAACCCTTATCAGAGGTCTTATCAACAGATTAAGGCCAAGCTGATAGAATCTCTTATGGGTATAAAAGATAAAGATGGGAATGTACTCATAACGGATTACTCGGAAGGAAATATATTAATCATTATCCTTTCATTATTTGCGGCTATTGCCGAAGTTCTTCACTATTACATCGATAATATGGCAAGGGAAACCTTCTTACCTACTGCTCGGAAATATACTTCGGTAGTTAGGCATGGAGCCTTGGTAGATTATCATGCAAGGGGTGCTATTGCAGCATCAGTAGATTTAACTATATCTCGGGATGTATCAGGAGATTCTATTGGTGCTAAGTTAACTATCCCATCCGGAACTCTATTTACAGACCAGTCAGGTAACAAATGGTTATCTACTCGAGATGTAGTTTGGTATGCTAATGTTACCGATTGTAAGGTACCTGTAGTACAACATGAATTATATACCGAAAGTCAAATCAATGGTATGGTTATACCTTCTGATGAACGTGTAATGATTACTCTTGGTACTTTACCTAATGGTAAATATTACGAACACGGAACTATGACCCTGAAAATCGGTGGAGAATCCTGGGTATTAGTAAATACTTTTGCTTATTCAAAGCCTACAGATAATCATTTTATGGTAGTGATAGATGAATCTCTTAATCCTTATATTTACTTTGGAGATGGTAAGAATGGAAAGAAACCTGCAGCAGGTGCAAAGATTTCTGATGTAGTATTCTATCTCACTACCGGTATTAATGGTAACGTTAAGTCTGGTACCATTACATCTGTGCCCTCAGTAATATCCTCTTCAGTATCAGATGCTACTGTAAGTAATACCTACAATGCAGGTGGTGGTTCAAGCTATGAAAATTTCAGTATGCTCAAGGAACATATACCCTTGAGTGTTAAGACTATGGGAGTAGCTGTTACTAAACAGGACTTTGTAGACTTAGCTAAACTGGTAGATGGAGTTAGTAAAGCTAAAGCTGAATACGAATGCGGTAGAAAACTTATTGTATACATTGCACCAGACAATGGTGTAATTGCCGACTCTGCCATGATTAAGAAGGTATATGATATCTTACATCAGAATTCACCCCTTACTACTTGGTTAACTGTTAAGTCGGCAGGTAGAGTTAATATCATATTGGATATAGAAGTTACTGGTAAGAAGTCATATAAGACTTCAGAGATTCAATCTCAAATACTCAGTGCTTTGTTTAATGCTTACTCTCCAGAGAGTTCGGATATTGGTGGTAGTGTAAGAATCTCGGATATCTATGCACTCATCGATAACTTGGAATCCGTAGATTACCTACACTTAAAGAAATTCTATACTAAACCCTGGCCTATAACAATCTATGGTAACAAGGAATTAATCCTTGGTCAATTCCAATTGGATGAGGCTAATGGTTCTATGGACTACTTTATATCTTTCTCTTCAGGAACTAAATTTACAATCAAGTCTCTGAAGGGGGGATTCTCTTATGATGGGGAAGTAGGTAAGACTACTCAAATCCGAGATAATATAAATGGGTTTATCTTTGCCCTTGATATTCAGAACAATGGCTACCAATCTGGATTCAGGTATACCATAACCATTGCAGAACCCAACAGGGATTATACAGACCCAGGTTATAATATCCCGGTATTCGAAGACTCAAGTCAGTTAACACTTAAAGTAAATGAAACAGTATGATGAATCTTAAAAACCTAATTGATTTCTTACCATTTGAATTTAAGGAGCAAGATACTTATAAAGTCAATGGTAAGGGCATATTAGAAAGATTTCTAGAAATATGTGGTTCATACTTCCAAGATAATATTACTTCTGATATTGATAATATTCTAGATTTAATCGATATCGATAAAACTCAGCAGAGGTATTTAAACTACCTCTGGGAGTTCTTGGGAGAATTACCCTTTGCTAGAACAGGAGAGCATACAGGAGTTCCTAATTTAAGTGATGAACAGATTCGTACAATTTTAAAGTACTCAATCTCATTACTTAAAATCAGAGGCTCAAGGAAGTTCTTCGAGATTCTTTTTAATATGTATGGGTTAACATGTACCATTGTAGACCCAACCGATGGAGAAATGGATAAATGGGAAAAGGTAGACCCCTTATATGATACCGATTATTCCGGGTACGATAAGTACAACTATGATAAAATTTATGGTTGTGCTCAATGTATTCAAGTAGATATTAGTATAGGTGGTCATGGTTTTACCTCTCCCACTAAAGAGTTTAAAGCTTTCAAACAGTCTATCGATAGACTATTCGATAGATTTTTACCTTACAATGTATCAGGTAACATCCAGTATGGTTTTGATTTAGCCTACAATTATAAGATAGTTGCAGAACCCCTGATATCTCCAGTCAAAATCGTAACGGGACATATTACCGAAGTACCTATCCGAGTAACTGTAACTTCAGATTATGATGATGCAGATTTAAGATATCAGGTAACTGGATATGACCCATCCGAAAATAAATGGAGCTCTAAGTTATATGAAAGCGGTTCTATCTTCTATGCAAAGAAAGGTGACCAAAGATATTACTTCAGGAGCGTTGGAGATAACTCAGTAACTACTTATGTAGATGTAGGCTTAGAATACTACACTAAATCCTATCATATCTATGCCGACTTAATAAGTGGTGGTACAGATTTAGATAACTTGGTAATCACTGGTAGTAATCCCAAGATTGAGATTAAGGTTACTGCTAATATGAATTACCAAGGCAATATCAGACCTGTAGATGTTCAGTTAATCAATACTCATGAAACTAAACCCTCTGGTTCTATTTGGGAAATAACTTCTGCAGGTACTTATGAATTTGTTATTGCAGACTTCCCGGCAAAGAGGGTAATCTTAAATGTTACAGCAATAGCTACTAACTATACTGTAATATGTGAACCTCGAAATGTAAACATTACTAATCGAGAATCATCTAAGATAACCATTCGTTCCTCAGACCCAAATGAAAACACTGCTGACTTAATTGCCGTACTTACTACAGACCCAGGAGTATTGGTTAGGAATGGTTCTAGATGGACTCCTACCCAAGTTGGTACATTCCTATTCAGATGTACCAAAGATACTTCTGGTAATTCTGCAAACTATGGTACAGTAGTTGCTTACAGATTGGGATACACAATTACTTATGGCATTGGAGTATCCAATAAGAAGCTTAATCTGAATGCTCAGGGCACTGCTTCCATTAAGCTGTTCCTTACTTCTGGTATCTATTATTCTACTTTTGAAAGCGCTAACTTATATTCATACTTCGATAAGAATGTAAAGGTATACAGAAAAAATATTTCTGGTACATGGGTAAAGCTTGGAAGTGTAGAATTGGATGATAAATACGTAGAAGGACCCGATTTCTATTATGGTAGAAGTACAGACTATCCTTTTAATGAGGCTGGTATTTATAAATTCGAATCCGTAGGAGACCCAACCAAAACGGTAGAGGTAGAGGTATTAGAATATGTACCTACACCAGAATCCTACTTATGGTTAGAACCTATGAATCCGGATGATGAAAATTGGTATGAACTAGAGCCTTATTCTCAAACGGAACCAACTAATTATATCAAGGCAGGTTATCAATTAACCAAGAATCAGAATTGCCAATTCTATTTAAGGTATGGCGATGGTGGTAGTCAGATAACAGGTATTACAGTAGAAGGTTTATCCGAAACTTATAATTCGAATACCCTAATTACTCTTGATACTGCTGGTACTTACGAATTCTATTACCAAGGTTCAGTAGTAACTTTAACGGTAAAGAAAGTAGTACCTAAGTATACATTAACTCTTAATCCTGTAAGTGCAGAACTAAGTAGTAGTGTACCAGAAGTATCTACTATCGTAACCTGTACTTCAGATACTGGAGATTCTGGTGATATAATTTATGAGACAGCTCCCGATGTAGTTCACACCAGTCCTTATCAGTTCTTTACCAATCTACCTGGAAAACATACTTTCTATGTAAAAGATAATCCTGCAGTCAAAGTAGTATTCTTAGTAAGTATGAAAGACATAGTAGATAAAACAGAATTAGTATGGGAATCCAACGATATATCCGAGCAGGGAATCCAAATAGGGGTTCCCGAAGGAACAGAATGGAAACTTAAAATAGAATAAAACAGATGGAAAGCAACTCTTTTAACACAATCTTCAAAACTGGTATTATAGGATTCACTTCTGAATGCTATGCCATTATCTTTGACCTAAGGTGGATGATTTTATTAGCCTTCGTATTAATACTCTCGGACTTCTGGTTTGGAATATCCGTCAGTAGGATGCAGGGCATAGAAGTAAGAAAATCTAGAGCAGGAAGAAGAACTCTTAATAAAGTTATTGATTATTTATGTTATGTATTACTTGGTGCCGTTATAGGTAAGGCTATTGGAGACCCATACGGACTTAATCCTATAACAGTTTCGATAACAATCATGATACTATGTTATTGTTTCGAAATAGATAGTATTTACAACCATATATGTGAACTCCATGGAGTAAAGAAAAGGTATAGTATATGGGCTATCTTATGGAAATTTATAACATTCAAGTTCAAAGATGTAGGAGAGGCTTTCCAAGATATGAGGAATCAATCGAAAGATTTTAAGAACAATAAAAACGAAGATACAGTATGAAAACTTATTTCGATTATGAGAGTATTATTAAGTCCAAGGATGCAGCTGAAGCAATAGCTGCACCCATTGGCATAGGTCCATTTTGTGGATTCGGTTCAGCAGTGATAACCAACAATGCTATCACAATATCTCCGAATGGAGAACCTACCTCACCGGCTTACCTGGCAATGAAGGATAGAATTATTGCCAGGTATATGACTAAGGCTTCGGATTCTGGAGAAGGACCAGAAGTTAATTTCGGATGTATTGCCCGGGATGGAATGATATTTATATCTGATGCTGCAACTATCAGTATCCCAAATATCGAAGGTTCTAAGGGTAGTAATGAGGATGTGATTGTATTTGCATATCATACTCCTTTAGAAGAACCAGTACAGAACCCAGTACAATTCAGAGCTTTCTGGAATGAATCCAATTCCTTCTACAGTTTGTATAAGAAGTCGGTAGACCCCTTATACCCAAGTGCTAAGGAATCTAGAAACTTGTCAAAAACAAACGTATTAGAAGATACAGAATTAACTTATGAGTCACTAGCTAATAGAGCTATGGCTTCTGTAGCTCAAGGTTTGGTAGACAAATCCTCAATGGTACTGATAGGTATTTATGGTCAGGGTATTAACTCTATAAATAATACAGTAGAGAAATATTCCATTGTTCCTTACGGTGGAAGATTCCCTCAACCAGTAGAGTATAATACTGCTATACATGGTATACAACAATCTAATGTAGAAACTCTCTTACGGTTATTGCAGGGATTCCCGAATTTTGATATCAAGGCTTATATAGATGAGAAGTTAGGTAGTATGGAAGGCTCCAGTATACCAAGAGGATTAATTGCCATGTGGAATGGTACTCAAGTACCCAATGGCTGGGCTTTATGTAATGGTCAGATTGTAGATGACTTACAAACCCCAGACTTATCAGGTAAGTTCATAGTAGGTTGGCAATCGGGTAATGAGGATTATAATCTTATCGGTAATACTGGTGGCCAAGAGAAGGTTACTCTGGCTACTCAGGAAATACCATCTCACGTTCACAACTTTGCAGATGCCTACTTTATCGAAGCTCATTCGGATTTGGTGGGAGCTAATGGTACTCAATGGATTGGTAATAACCTGTCTGGTAGTAATAAAACTGATAGAGATAATTCTTATGTATGTTTATGGGACCATGATACTCGAGCTACAGGTGGAGGTCAACCACACGAAAATAGACCACCATATTATGTACTAGCATACATTATAAAACTATAATAATGTGTAACTACTTGTAACAATATCAATGAACTTTTAATTTATGAATTGCTTAACAATTGGGATAGGGACGTTGGGAAACGCCCCTTTCTTTTTGTGTTTAGTAATGCAGTTCTTCTTTAGCTTTCTCTTCCCAGTATTGAATATCAGCTTTGAGTTCTCCTATGTATTTAACCGACTTCTTAGTTCTAGGCATATCAAAGAACTCAACCAACATTATATTGGTGATTCTTTCTCCATCTTTAATTCGTTCTTTAATATAAGGAGGTGGAGTAAGTAATACTTCAAATACCATATAAGCATCTGGAGATAATTTCTCTTTCATATACTTATATAATAATTCAAGCATTTCTTCCTTAGCCTTAACCTCTTCATCGTCATCTTCTAACTCTTTATCATTATCAAATAAGTCTTCAAGTTTAAATAGGTTCTGATTGTATTCTGCAATCTCTCCATAGGCAAATCGAAGAAGCTTATTCTTAAATGTAGCAAGAGAAGAAAGGATTCTTGCTTTAAGATGTTCTTCACTACAAGTACCGTAGTACTTATTAAAAACAAATAACATTTTATCCCAGAAATAAGAAGATATTATATCTGGAGTAAGGTTGAATCTTTTGTAATCTATCTGTTTGGTTAGGTTCCTAATAACAGGTTTACAAACTTTATACAACCTATTAAACATGGCTTCATCATAATCCTGCATAGGTTTTAATCTGTGCAGTTCTGAACCATTATTACCGTTGGTCTTTCTCATATCTTTATAAATATTTCGTTAGTGCAAATATATAAAATTATTCATTATATAATATAAGAATATCAAAATATTTCACCAAGCGGCTGAGGATTAGAAGACTAGATACTGTGGACATGAGTTCAGAACTATATGGAGACTATCAAAATCTATTAGTTATTATATTGCAATATATTAATGTATGAAAAAAGATAAAATCAAATTTAGCTTTACACCGGACTTCCAGTTGGAGATACTCCGGTTCATTATTCAAGACAAGGAAGGAGGTTTAGTACTGGGAAGGTTAAAACCCAGTTACTTAGTTCTTATTGAGCATTCTTTAATATGTGAGGGTATACTTAAGTACTTTAAGAAGACAAAGAAGATACCCTCTCAGAATGTATTAAAGGAAGTGATAAAAGAAATGCTAGAATCCAAAGCTTATGTAGACTTAGTAACTAAGGATGACATCCCAACTATTGAGAGAACCATTAAGAACCTCTATTCAATTCAATTATCAGATTCCGAATATATTAAAGAGAAGATTTATAAGTTCTCTACTTATGTTGAGATGAAGAACTTGAATGATTCATTCGATTTAGATAACTTCGAACAATACGAAGAATACTCTAAAAAGATTGAGAAGGTTCTTCAAAAGAGTAAGCCTAAGAAAGAGGATGAACCCTTATATATGATTCGAGATGTTACGGAGAGACAATTTAAAAGACAATCAGAACCATCCGTAGTTCCATGTCCATTTAGGCAATTGAATGATTTGACCAATGCTGGTGGATTTCCAGTAGCTTCAGTAAATGTAATCTTGGATAGACCTAAGGCAAAGAAAACATTCTTCATGGTAAACCTTGCAAGAGGATACCTAAGAATGAAGAAATCGGTATTATATATAGATACAGAAAATGGCCAAGAACAAATCATGGACCGTTTCATTCAATCAAGTATCAATAAAACAAAGAAGGAATTATATTCCGGAGATTATGATAAACTCGAGGCTAAGCATTTAAGGAAATTGGCAAGGTTTGGAGTTGAATTGGTAGTTGAAAGAGTACCCGCATTAATTACTGACTGCAATTATATAAGAGAGAAGATATTAACTCTTAGAAGCCAGGGAATTGATATTAAGGTATTGATGGTCGATTATGCAGGTAAGCTTGCATCATTAGCTAAAGATAAAGAGGATTTTGATAGAATCTCAAACGTATATATTGACTTACAGAACTTAGCAGAGGAACTACATTTAGATATTATATGGACTGCTCATCATATTACAAGGGAGGGTAAGAAACATAGAACTACCAAATATGATGAGAATGATATCTCTGGTTCAATTGCAATTGTTCGTAATGCTCAATTTATAATGGGTCTTAATTGTACTGAGCAAGAGGAGAAAGATAATATTCTTCGAGTTGAGATTGTAGTACAAAGAGATGGTCTTCCCTCGGGTAGAGCATTATTCAAATGTGATGTTGAAAGACAAAGATGTACAGAATTTACTAAAGAACAACGAAAGCAATATGATGAGATATATGCTAAAAATTTAGACAAGATTATGAACGAACAGAAGGGCAATCCTTCAGCAAATAAAGAGAAGTATGAGAAGAAATCAGGTGATATATAATAGAAAATTATCCCACAATATAAAGGGTTGGCCAGGATATCATATTTCTAAAAGGGGTAGGCTATATAAGTATTATCCTAAAAGAGGTCTGTGGATGTTTATGAAAGGTACTATCAGTAGGAATAGAACTTATCATATTTTAAGAAGATGTGATAAGAGAATCAGGGTTCAGGCTTCTAGATTAGTAGCTTTAACTTGGATTCCAAATCCTGATGGTAAACCCTTTGTGTGCCATATAGATAATAATCCTACTAACAATCATTATAAAAATCTGTATTGGGGTACCCAAGAAGAAAATATACAACAGTGTATAAAAGATAAAAGATTAAGACCTCAAGGGAAAATACCCATAAGCAAATCTCAAATCAGGGAATTAAACGAGGATTATCAATCGGGTTATTCTTTACGCCAACTATCAGAAAAATACCATATAACTCATGTACATAGGTATTTATACCCAGATACTAAATTAAGAAGAAAATGAGAACTAAAAAAGTAGAAGTAGTAAAAGACAGATGGACTGATGGATTAGCTTTGGAAATATCTCATAATGGATGGCAAACGACTTCCATTAGTAATCTAGATGTTGAGGATTTAAAGAGAATCCGAAAAGTAATTCGTAAAGCTATAAAGGAACATGAAAATAACAAATCAGTTTAAGTCTAAGCTCAAAACTTATTTCATTAAAAGACTTGGAGCTTTTGAATATAAACATGGCTGGATGAAACTCCCAACTTGCCCTTACTGTCATAGGGAATTAAAAATGGGAGTTAATCTTTCCATGTACAGAACTAATTGCTTTAGATGTAATGAGCATCCGAATCCTTCACAATTAGTTATGGATGTTGAGGGATTCGATACTTACCATGAACTCATAAATTTCTTAAACAATGGACAATTCGAAGAACTTGAATTTCACGATGAAAAGGTTGAACTTGCAGAAGCTAAGCCTTTGTACTTACCCGATAGTTTTAGACTCCTTAGTATCGGAGATTCACAAATTGCAAGGAGCATTAGAAGCTATGTCAAAGGCCGCGGATTTAGTATCGAAGAGTTATGTAAACATGGAGTTGGTTATGCGACAAAGGAACCTTTCTTCGGGTACCTTATTATACCGTTCTATTATCATGGCCAACTCAGGTATTATAATGCCAGAAAGGTTATCGGAAACGGTCCTCGGTATAATAACCCCAACAAAGATATCACAGGCCTTGGAAAAGAGTTTATCATATTTAATTATGACGCATTGGAAATGTACAGGTCGGTATTCATTTGCGAAGGAGCACTTAATGCTCTCACACTTGGAGATAGGGGCATTGCCACAATGGGTAAAGCTATTAGTGCCTACCAAGTCAATGAGTTACTTAAATCCTCATGCCAAAGATATATTATATTGTTGGACCCAGATGCCAAAAGATATGCAGTCAATCTTGCGCTCAAACTTGTTGCCTATAAAAAGGTCAAGGTGGTGTTTTTACCAGATGGTAAAGATGTAAATGATTTGGGAAGGAAACAAACACTCAAGCTAGTATATCAAACAAGGTATCAAAGTTATCAAGAATTAATATCTATCCGAAACTCTTTGGAGTAAGGATTTCCTATTATATTATATAACTTAAAAATATTGATGATATGAAGATAATCGATTATGTATTTAAAACCTCATTGGTTATAGGGAGTCTTTTAGTTATGGGATATTTCTTTCCAGTTGTAAGTTGGTTTGAAAAACCTCAACCAAGAATAAACATGATTTTTAGATGTGAAATGGTTGATGGCAAAGTTAGGGATTACACTTTAAACTTACCCGAGAACGTAACTTGGTATGTTGGTACTAACCGAGGTTCATACTATGTAAACTTTGGTTCACCTACTAAGAATCTCTATGGGAAAAAATGCCCAATGGATTATAATGAAGGTTGTATTAATGGAGTTTTAGTTTGTAATAGGATAAAATGAGAGAACCCAGCATTCACATTACTAAGTCTCAATTTGAGGAAATATTAAATACCTTAGAGGTAGATAACTTCCCAGTTGAGGCTTTTTTTGTTATTGCTCGTAAATCGGCAATAAATACTAGAGCAGTAGTTGTTTCTAATAAAGAAACAACTAAGAAAGTAACTAACATATTACTAGCATCCAAAGGGAATGCTGCCTTAGTTGCTGATATTTTATATGCAACCCGTATAAAGTTAAAGCATAGAGGAGTTCGTAAAATAAACGAAAGTAATACAAGGGAATGGGCAAATTGTAAAAAGCTTGCCGAGATATGTAATACCTTCTGTGAGGATTTTAAATTTGATACTCGGGAAGGTTTTATTAAATATATTGAGACAGGCTTAAAGAGGATGACTGATTATAGGAATGTTATGCAAAGGTTGATATCTATGCAGGACAACATTACCCATCAAGTAGATGCAGAAATAGAGTTGCAATATTCAGATTCAAAGCTTACTAAAGAGATACATGATTATTTCATAGGTAAGATTGCTAAGGCAACTGGTATATATGAATCTTATGAAAATAAACCAGAGAAGTATGTACACTTTGCAAAGGTAGGAGAATTCTTAAAAGAAGAAGGTTGGGATTATAAGACATTCATTGATGCTCAGTTTGAATCTCTTGCATGGTGTAATGGATTACCAGATATTGCACAGATGTATACGGATAAAGCAATCGAAAGATACAATAAGTATTTATATAAGTATAAGAACAAAAAATCCCTGGAAGAGGAACCCGAAGTTGAAGGTTCTCTCTGGGAAAAAATTAATAATTAAAAACGTAACGTTATGAAAGCTTTAAAATTTTTAGGTAACAGAGTAGAGGATGCAGCTAATGCTTTTATTGATGTCCTCAAGTATTCAGACCAGTCAGTAGATTATCCTGACTTCAATGATATCGAACCTTGGCCAGATGATATTGTTAACATGTTCAAGGATGCACTAAAGTATAAACCTTTCTCTGAGATTAGTGCTATCCTAATGTATACTCAACAGTCTTCAAGATTTGAACCTATTGCAGAACTTATGTTGGGTATTGGTTTGGTAGAGATGAGACACTACGATAAATTATCTGATTTCTTACAGAAGGCAGACCCATACGAAAAGAATCCAGTTATGGATATCTATCCAAAGGTAGAGGTAGGTTTTTCTCCCGAGAGTGCTTTAAAGATTGCATTAGATTCGGAGATAGAAACCATCGGTCATTACAAGAAGATTATGAATAACGTAGCTTTATACAATGACCGGGCAGATTATGACGATGTGATGTACTTATTGAATAAGTTGGTTGCTGATGAAGAGCATCACCTTAAACTTCTCAAAGAGGCAATTGGTATGGATAAAACTACTAAAGGTGTAACGGTAATTATCAAATGAGTAGGATAATAATACAAAACGGAAATATGTGCGAACTCGATTTACCTCTTAAGTTCGCACAGAAACTCTACCAGGAATTTTCGGTTAGACATCCTAATGCTTTCTATTTACGTACAAGGCAAAGAGGTATGCAGAACTGGGATGGTAAGATACATTATATAAACAAGCATGGGGAGTTTAAGATAGGTTTTCTTCCGGCAGTATATGAAAAGTGTATTGAGTATGGAATTAAACCTAAAGTTGTAGATATGCGGAAACCTTTACCCAAAGTCAAAAAGGTAGTTACGAAAATAGGTAAGTATAAATTAAGACCAGAACAAGAGAAAGCTGTAAAGGCAATTATATCTAACCAGGTAGGTAACTCTCTTTTTCAGATTGGAGTTTTAGATTACACGGTTAATGCAGGTAAAACCCTTATCATGTCATCTTTATATTTATCTTATAAGAGACAGTTAAAGACTTTGCTAATAACTAATGACTCTGATTGGTTGAATCAAGCTAGAGAAGAGTTTAAGCAATATCTCCCGGGAGAGAATATCACTTTTGTTCAAGGTAAGGTTTTAAACTGGAATAACTTTACGATTGGTATGGTTCAATCTATTTCTCGAAATATGAGATTCTATCAACAGGAATTATCTAAGATAGATATGGTTTTGGTAGATGAGGCAGACCAAGGTGGAAGTAAGCAATATCAAAATGTACTTACTCGTTTATTTAATACCAGAGTTCGTATAGGATTATCAGGTACCATTTATATGAGTAAGCTTGCCAAAGATAAGGTTAAGAATATGAATCTTGAAGGATTCTTTGGCAAGGTAGTTGCTGAGTTTAAACTTAAGGATTCTATCAAGAAAGGTTACTCAACTAAAACAATCGTAAAGATGGTACCAAGTAGACCTTGGTATGGTAATTGGGAATCCGAGTTTGTAACTTATAAAGAGATATATGATGATTCTATTACCCTGAATAAATATGCCAGAAGAATGGCTTATGCTCGGTTAAAATGGAATATTAACCAAGGTAGATATCCTGCACTTGTAGTATGCAAGCATATTGCACATTGTGAAAATCTATATAAGTTCTTTAAAAAGAAACTGGGCGATGCCTATAATATTTCCTATGTGCATGTTAATACTCCTTCTAAGTTAAGACAACAAATAATGAAGGATTTTAGGGAAGGTAAGATTGATATCTTGGTTTCAACTACAATCATTGCTCGAGGTAAAAACTTTCCTAAGCTTAGGTATTTACTTAATGCTGCCAGTATGTTATCTAACGAGAAAACTATCCAATTCTTAGGTAGATTAGTTCGAACCGACTCTTCTAAAAAGAAAGCTTATGTAGATGATTTAATGTATCCAGGTAATTACTTATCTAGACATGCTAGAGCTAGAAAAAGGTATTATCAAGTAGAGAAATTAAAAGTAATTTTAGTAAAACGTCCTAAACATAAGTTATGAAAGATAATATATCAGATTTCCCAGGTTACTATGTAACTGTTGATGGTAAAGTATATTCCCGAAAGAATAATCGACACGGTTATCTAAAGGATTATCATTTGTTAAAAACTAAATATACCAAACATGACGGAAGGCCATACGTTACTTTAAGAAATCCAAAATTAGGTATTAGGAGATTAGCTAAGGTACATAGGTTAGTAGCTTTAGCTTATATACCTAACCCAGAGAATAAACCTTGTGTATGTCACAAAGATAATAACCCATTAAATAATCATGTAGATAATTTATATTGGGGTACACAAGCTGAGAATATGTCTCAGATGAGATTAGATAAACGTGATTATCGTAAAGTTTCTATAAGGGCTCATAGAAGGGTTATAAGATTAAAATCTTTAGGATGGTCATCTAGTAGAATTGGGAAACGTTTTAAAGTCAATAGAACCTGTATAAATAGGATATTGAATAAATATGAGGCCTTACTTAAGTAGACTTATAAGTACTATGGATAATTACTTTTTCCGGTAGGAGGAAGTAATTAATCTAATAGAGGGACATAGGGCATTAAACATTAATACTTAAAACAATGGAATTAACATTACTAATACCAGTAGTACTGGGAGTGATTATCGGAATATTCTATCTCTATTCATCTCAGTATGATTATGATGAATATAAATATCAATGTCATCAATGTAAAAGGAAATTCAAGGAAAGCGATATAAAGGATTTAAGAGGTCCTTGGCATACTAAGGATTGGACTTGTCCTCATTGTAAATATCAAAATGTAACACTCAAAAGTTATGATTACTAAGTTATATAAGAAATTCATTGATAAGATAATCGGAGAGGAACAAACTCCTCTCCATGTTTTTAACTGTACTACCCTGGTATGGATATCAGATATACAATCTGTTCAGGTAATGGCTCATGAATACAAGGTATATTTCGATTTATCTTTCTGTTCAGGACTGCAGGTTAGAGTACTAACTTATACTGACTCTCGTTACTCACAACACTTGGGTGATATCAGGAAACTATTTATTAATGCAATTGGACATTCCTACTTACCACTGTATGAGTCGGAATTGAAGATTGGAGATTCAGTCATAAGACTAACAGAAAAAAAAATAGATGAATAATTATGGCAAAGAAAAAACAAATGCTTCCAGACTTAACCAAGCAGGATATCCTAACACCATTGGATATCTCTCAGTTGGGGAGTAATGGAGACCCATGCTTTGGTATTGGGTATGATTTATCCACTAAAGAATGTAAATTATGCGGAGACTCAGAACTGTGTGCATTCAAGATGTCCCAGAACTTGAACATTACAAGGAAAGAATTAGAACAGAAGAATCAATACAAAGATTTGGATGTATTAGAAGACACAGTTGGTATCAAGAAATTCATCCGAAGCTTGATTCGGAAAGGGAAAGACAGAAAAGAAATTATCTCAAAGACAGTTGAGAAATTCGAAGTACCTAAGAAACGTATTAGAGAACTTTATAAAGAATGCAATGGGAAAGGTCAATAAGTTAAGAATGATATGGGCAATGTTTAAGTTATATCTTAACAACCCAAATTATTATGTACGGCAAGATGATGTTCTTGCTGATTTGTTTATGCAGGGTGAATATGACGTAGAAAGATTCTGTCATTCACTCGGAGTAACTCCTCAACGGGGATTAACCTTTGGACAACTTTTAAAACAATGTAATATATTATGAACAGATTCAGATTTATTAAAGTAAGAGACGTAAAGACTCCATCAAGAGGTAATGCAGGTGATGCAGGTTTGGATTTCTATATCCCAAGAAACTTGGACCCTCAACAATTGATTCAAATCGAGGCAAACCAGTCTCCAAATCATTTTACTCCAGATTTTGTATTGGGAGTAAATACAACTACCAACTTCGTAACTGACATTCAAATCTATCCGGGAGGGAGAATCCTTATTCCATCTGGTATCAAACCACTTATTGAACCTCAAGAGTCTATGCTCATGGCAGCTAATAAGTCTGGGCTTGCTTCTAAAAAAGGTCTTCTGTATACTGCAGAGATTGTAGATTCTCCTTATGTAGGAGAGATTCATATTGGTATAATCAATCTCAGTCGAGTAATACAGACTCTAAAGGTGGATGAGAAAGCAACCCAATTTATTCATGTACCAATCTATCTCACAGAACCCGAGGAGATTCAATCAGAAGAATTTTATTCTGAATCTCAAATGTGGGGAACAAGAGGTGAAGGTGGATTTAATTCAACAGGAAGTAAGTAATGGATATACGTAATATTAAGGAAACAGTACCTACTTTAGAAGTAGGTACGTATTTACAAGCAATGTATTCTCTTTCGTTAGAACAATTAGACGGCTACCGGCAAATAGAAAAGCTACCCGATTATCCGGTTGATATTAATAATCACCAAAATCAAGTAGTTCTTAAGGATTTTATTGCCAGGGTTATCGAAGAACTAATGGAGGGTTATGAATCTACCTCTGAGGTAGTAAAGATATGCCACAAGTGGGGATGGAATATTGACCAGTTAACAGAGGATGAATATACTCAGGTACTCAACCATTTGCAGAATGCCAATGAAGAACAGGGAGATGCTCTGGGATTCCTATTCACTTTGTTCCACTTTGCAAATATACTACCAGAAGATATCTTCTCCTGGGGGACGTCTTACGTAGTCGATTACTCTGACTTCAAAGTAAAGGAATTGAAGGACGTAATTACACTGGGTATAGCCATGGTTACCGAAGGTAGTATTGGTTTAGTTAATCGGTTTAATATGATTGATGAAGACCATGAATCAGTAAAAGATTATACTCCCGGGTTTAATACTTTAAGTGAAGCATCTCACGAAGAAGAGAAGGTATTATTATTCAATGTAGTATATGAATTGAATATTGCAAGGAATCTTCTTAAGTGTAGACCATGGAAACAAACCCAAGTAATGACTAAGGAATTAGACTTTCAGTATTCTTTGGTAAAAGCTTTCTACCTATATATGGGATTCTTGGGATTACAAGGATTTTCAGATGAATCAATCTACAGGTTATTCTTTAAGAAACAAAGACTTAACCTCTGGAGACAAAAAACAAATTACTAATGAGTGGATGGAATAGAAAATTAGAGGGTCTTCAATCGAATACGGAGGAGACCCTCCACTCTTTGGAGTTTGCTACTTCACAAGAGGCATGGGAGAAATTGAACGAGGCTTTCTTAAGATTAGACCCCGTTCTTTTTGATAAAGGTGCTACTGCAAACAGTGGAGTTGCAGTAGCATACAATGTGTTTATAAAAATACGTAAAGCATGGGTAGACCCAGATTTTGATTATGGCAGGTGTTTTAATTACAAAGAAACTAAGTGGACGAGCTTATTGAATAATTATATTGATTTTAATAAGTTAGACCTCTTACGTAGCAAATTAAGAATCCTGAAGAACAAGTATAATCAGAATTACAATGTTACATATATGTTTAATAATCATCATGATAACGGTAAACAATGTTTAATTGCTGCAACTTTTTCGAAGAGATTTCAAGAGGACATCCCAGTTATTACAATGGTAATCAGAGCATCAGAGATTACAAAGAGGTTAATATTCGACTTCCTATTAATTCAACGGATGGCCGAATATGTGTATGGGCCGGACCAGTCAGTACAAATCAACCTATTTGCGACTCAAATGTATGGGAATGTAGAGACACTCTTAATGTACTCAGCTTATAAACCTTTAAAGAAAGTAATCAAGGGTATAGATAATCCTTGGACTAAAAGAGTTAAAGAGGTTTATAAGAAAATCCAAAAGGGTACAGAGAAAGAATGGTCTTCATTTAAGGTATTCTTCAGGAGTTTTAAAGTACTTCGTCCGGACTTATACGAATACCAAGCTTTGTTAGCAAAGGACTTGCTATTAGAATATGAAGATATAGAATATCCAGAAAATGTGATATCCTATTCTCAACGTAAAGCATATAAGAAGAAACTTTTAAAGAAACAGAAGAATGAGAATCTACAGTAATTCTTTTGAGTTAATGTCAGAACTTGGCAGAGAACTCAACAGTTATGGTCAAACTGTAAAACCAAAGACCTATCAGAATAAAGTCATTGAAGGTAAAGAGGAATTTGAAACAAAGGAACTCATTTGCCAACAATATTGCTTGACTTCACTCGGAGACCCAGTATGGTTATTTGTATTTTCACATTCAAGAGAATGGGCAGATGCAGAGTTAGGAGAAAGGCTTTGTTGGTATGGTTTAAATCCCGGTACAGCTTGGGAGTTAAGGAAAGACTTATGGGAACAATTCTTAGTTGAGGGTCCAAATGGTAAAAAGTTTGATTATACTTATCCAGAAAGGATTTGGAATGATTTAAGTGATACTGGTAAGTTAGCTTTAGAAGAAGTAATTAATCTTCTTAAAAGGGATAATGATACTCGTAAAGCAGTACTCCCAATATTTCATGGTTCAGATTTATGTTTCCTTGATGGAAGTCGACGTATTCCTTGCTCTATGTATTACGATTTCCTTATCCGTCAAAACGGTAAAGGAGAGAAGGTATTACATATTTGCTATCATCAAAGAAGTTCGGATTTTGTTACTCACTTTGGTAATGATGTATACCTTGCATGGAGACTTATGGAATATGTAGCTCAAGAGGTGGGAGTTAAACCCGGTTACTTATACCACACCATTGATTCTCTTCATTCTTATAAGAAAGATTGGAAATACCTAAATACCAATCTTGAAGATTTACAGGACTCATTCTAATATTAGAGGGATGTATCTACTACATGTGGGTATGTCCCTCTTTCTATTTATTAACATGGAAACGAGATATAAGATAATTAAGAATAAAAGAGAACTTAAGAAACTTATTGCTTGTTGCAAAGCAACGGGTTATGCTTGCTGTGACTACGAAACTAATGCTGAACCAATCTATAACAAAAGTTTCAAGCCAACTATTCTCTCGGTATCTTGGATGCCAGGATTTGGTGCTTCTATTCCCTTAGACCATTTCCAAACTAAAGAATATACTTCTCCCGGATGGAACTGGAAGAAGATGTTAAGGAAATTTGGGGAAGAGGTTATTGAGAATTATGATATTGTAAAAGTTGCATGGAACTGGAAATTTGATGACCAGATTAATCAAAAGTATCATATCTATTATAGAGGTACATGCTTAGATGGTATGCTTGCAAAATATGTTCTCAATGAAGAAAAACCTCACGGGTTAAAGGATATGGTTAGAAGGTATCTACCCGAATATGGTGATTACGAAAAGCAAGATAAATTCGATAAGATACCCTGGGATAAAAAAGAATTAGACCCATTATGTAAATATGGTTGTCAAGATACAGACTTTACATTACGATTAATGATATTCTTTGAGAAGAAGTTAATTGACTTAGGTATGTATTCGGTATTCCGTAATTTATTTATGTGTAATTCCCGGGTATTAACCTCGGTAGAGAAAGAGGGTTTATACCTTGATACCAAATTTAATCAAAAACTCCTTGAAGAATACAAACCCAAAATTGATGCTGCAAGGGAAGCTATCTATAATTTACCAAGAGTAAAGAAGTTCACTAAGAAATACAATCAGGGTAAGATTGAGAAATATATTCAATCAATAGAAGCTGAACTCGAGGAGTTAGATTATAATGACCCAAAAGATAAACGTAAGATTGATTCTCGGCAACAAAAGATAACTAATATACGTGCAGGGGTATTTACTACTAAGAAAGAACAGGAACTTATAAGACCAGTTAATCTTGGTAGCTCAGTTGATTTACCTCAACTAATGTATTCAGATATTGGATTCAAATTCCCTGTAATTAAAGATAATGAATCTGGTAAGCCAAGTACAGATGAAGATACCTTAACCGAATTAAGGTTAACTGTAAAAGACCCTGAATCTCCAAAAGCAATATTTCTTGATAAGATGCTTGAATTAAGAGGTTTAGAGAAAATGTATAAGACTTATATCTTAGGTTGGTCAGAGAAGGTACAAGATGATTCTCGATTACACGGTAGGTATAATATACATGGTACAGATTCTAATAGGTTTAGTTCTGCAGACCCAAACATGCAACAAATACCCAAGACTTCTGTAGACCCAAATATCAAGAAACAATTGGTAGCTCCTCCCGGTTATCTTTATATGGCATTCGACTATTCTCAGGCAGAATTAAGAATGATGGCTCACTTATCAGGTGATGAAACTTACCTGGAAGCTTTTGCTAAGGGAGTAGACCCTCATCTTGGTATAGCAGCAGCAAAATATGGTGTATCGATTGAAGAAGCAAGTAAAGCTTACGAAGATGAAATGCACCCAGATTATAAATTATGGAAGGTACGAAGGAAGCAAGCTAAACAGATTGCATTTGGACTTATTTATGGAATTGGTAATAAATTGCTAGCAGTTAAATTATCTGACCCAAAAGCAGGTATTATAGTTACACCAGAAGAAGCAGCAAAGGAAATGGAAGTATTCTTTGGTCAACATCCTAAGATTAGGAAGTTTAAAGAGAAACAAGAGAAATTCCTTCGTAAGCATGGGTATTACACACAGTTATTTGGTACTAAACGAAGACTCCCACAAATATATTCAAATGACAAGCAAGAAGTTGCTTATGCAATTCGTTTAGGTCTTAACTTCCCCTGTCAAGGTGCTGCAGCAAATATGACAAATTTTGGAGCTATCCTTGTTTATTGGTTAATGAGACAAGGTAAATTACCCATGATGAAAGAAGCTTGTACAGTACATGATGCTGTATATATGTATTCTAAACCTCAAGATATTAACACCTGGACTGTATATACAATCTGGAATATCCTACGTAACCCAAGTACGAAAAGGTATTTCGGATTTCAAGTTGATGATGTTGATATGGACATGGACTTTACCATTGGTAGAACTATGGCAGAGGAATTACCCTTTATCCCTGGGTATGATTATAATAAGATGTTACAACCCGATTTCTCAGTAGAGGAATATATGGCTGAACATAAGAAATATAAACATATCCATATTAAGCAATTTAAAGAGAGATTTAATAAACAAATGAAGGCTTATGAAAAAGATTTTGAACGGACCCACGATTTACCGAGCTAAATGCCCATACTGTGATTGTGAATTTGAATATGACTACTCAGAAGTAGATTCATCCACTTTTGCTGATTGTAAATTAGTTAAGTGCCCAGGTTGTAATAGGTATCTTCATCATAAAGAAAATCCAAAATCACATACAGAAGTGAAGAAAGAGGATACTATGACAACATAAATAATAAAATATTATAAACTATGGCAACTGAAGAACAAATAATGAATACAAATAGGCTATCATCTTTAACCTATATGATATCTGCCTGCTTAGAGTTCTCTATTCAAAATCTCAATAGTCAATTAGACCTATGTAATTTGAGATTAGTCGGTAGAGATAAAATGGTATTCAACCGAGTTAGGTCTCAGATAGAGCAACTTCAATCAAATCTCAAACTATTAGAGGATTTGGCATTTGGTGTAATGAAGGACGAAGATGCAAGGTTAGCTTATGAAGATGCTACTCATATTTATTGGGCTCTGTTTATGACTTTAGTAGATAGAGGAGGAACAGATAATTTATGTGATTTAAGATTCAAAGCTTTAATCGATATAATTGGTAAGTATGAATCTATTCTTCACTTGCCTGGTTTAGATACTGCATACCATTGTGCATTTGCTCAGGTATCTAAAGCAATTCAAGAAGGTAAATATTCAAAAGAAGATTTTAAGAATTTATTGAAAGTACATGAAAACGGAACTGAAGAAACTAAGGGTTAAATTCGAAGGTAATATCATAACCATAGATATTGCTAAGGAATTATCCATTAATGAAAATATCATTAATTCTCAGTTAAGGGAATCCCCAACTAGTTATTATATACTTTGCTCATTAAGAGATAAGTATATTAAAGAAAGGGATGCTCTAGCAAGAGAAAAGGATGAAGCTTATTCTGCTGCTTGGATATTTATTAAAGAATCTAACGAGAGATTCAACAATGACTACGTATCACATAAAGCAAACGTAAGTCCGAAATATAAGTCCATATATCAAAGATATTTGAAGGCAGTAGAAAAGGCTAACAAGTATATTTCAATCTGTAGAGCTTATGAATCTAGAGAGGGAATACTGAGAACATTGAATGCCAACCTTCGTAAGGAGAAATAAGAACTATAATCAATTACTAACTTTTAAAATATAAGAAATATGAACTATTCATTGACTTTTGTATCTGTAGCAGTAGCTCAGAAATTTAATGAAGAATTGCCTGGTAGTCCAACAGAGAACCGGGTATTGATTTTATCTCCAAAAGAGGTAAATCAAACAAAATCCGGACTCTTTATTCCGGAACAAGTAAAAGAGGGAGTACCTCGTAAGGGAGTAGTAGTAAAATCTGGTATCATCACCGAAGAATATAACACCTATAAGGACTTTGTTGCTATCGGCAGAATTGTTACTTATGGTTTATATGCAGGTAAGGAAATAGAATTTGAAACAGACAAGCTTTCTCCTGCATTGCAACAACTCTTGGAAAAGAACACTCTTACAGTGTTAAGTATGAACGAGGTAATTTATACCGAACCAAACGAGTAATTATCATGATAAAAGACAAAAAGAAAAAGAAAGTATCCTCAGATGGACTTTCTACAAAAGAAAAGATGCTGGCCAGAAAGAAACAGCTGGAATCAAAAGGCAATGTAGGTGGATTCGTATACCCTAAGGAGGGTACTTTAAGGATGAGAATCAAATCTCCGGGTGATGACCAGGAATTGGGTATAGAAGTTATTCAATTCTACTTAGGTGGAGATTTGGGTGGAGTTATATCTCCGGCTACTTTTGATGAACCTTGTCCTTTCATGGAGAAATACCAAGAACTGAAGAGTTCAAAAGATGAAGATGACAAGGAACTTGCAAAAACTCTCGTACCAAGAAGAAGATACGTTATTGGTGGTCCGGTCTATGCAGACGAAAAGGGAACTAAATTTGATTACGAGGGTAAAGATAAGGGAGTTCTAGTTCCACGCTCTATTTATCAAGATATTATCGACTTATACCTCGATGAGGATGAAGCTGGTGATATGACAGACCCAAGAAATGGATACGATATCAAAATTATTCGTTCGGGTTCTGGTAAGCTTGATACTACATATTCTGCTCGGGCTTGTAAACCAACCAAATTGGACAAGAAGTACCAAGGTAATGTAGACCTGGAAGGTATAGTTCGTTCTCAAATCAAATCATATGATGAACTGGAAGAACTTCTTGCTAAGTTCTTGAATGAAGACCATGGAGGAGACGATGACGAGGATGACAAACCAAAGAAAAAGGCAAAAAAGAAAGGGATTCACAGAGACCATTATATGGAGGATGATGAACCCAAAAAGAAAAAGAAGAAACGTTACAAATCAGATATTTAAAGGTTAGTTAAACATATGGTTTCATTCGAAGGTGGTAATTAGATTCGTTCAGTTATCACCTTCTTTAGTCTAAATACATTACATTATGGTATCAAAAGAATATTGGGCAAACTTATCAGATGAAGATAAGTCAAAGATTATAAGAAGATTTTGTGAAATTAATGATATTGGGCCAGACTTTGATTATGCAAAGGTGAGGGATTTTTCTGAAAGGGTTAAACAGAAATATAAAGAATCTGGAATATACAGAAATAATCAATTTTGGGAACATCCAGTTTTAATATTGGAATTGGTAGACCCTCTTATGGCAGAAATGATATTATCATGGATGTATGCCAAAGTAGAATTACCCAATGGAGAGAGGTCTGAAGTACCCTTCATGGGATATCACATAGTAGAACTTGTATTCGACAAGAGTAGTCTCATGAAGTTTACCGATGAAGAGAAAAACGTATTGAATCAGGCAATGAATATTTTAAAATCAAGAGGAATTTAATATGGCAAAGAAAACTAAGGTTGGTTTAAAGGTACCAACAAAAAATGAGATATTAAAGAAATATGGTAGTATCATGAGATTGGCTTCAGATACAGTAGAATCAAACTTATGGTTACCCTCTACTTTCTTTGCTCTCAACTATACATTTGGTGGTGGTATACCATTTGGTAAAGTACTTGAAGTAGCTGGAGAAGAATCCTCTGGTAAATCCCTTATTGCATATAACTTTGCATATACTTGTCAACAACTTGGTGGGCATGTTATATGGGTAGATGCCGAACAGTCTTGGATGAACTCTTGGGCAGAAGCTAATGGAGTAGACCCAGAAAAAGTTACGGTATTAACAGATACTCGAATCGAGTATATTTCTGACGCAGTAGCAGATTTAGCAATTTACTTACGTTCTCAATTAACTAATAATGAACCGATTCTCTTAGTGATAGATTCTATTGCTGCTATGGATTGTGCAGATAACATAGATTCTAAAATGGTAGAGGGTAAGGCTGAAATGGGAGGTAGAGCAAAAGCTCTTTACAAATACTTCCGTATCAGAAGTGAATTATTCTATAGATTAGGAGTTACACAGATTTACATTAACCAATTAAGAACTGCTTTAAATGTCGGATTTGGAAAAGATAACACAACTACTACAGGAGGTGCAGCACTTAAGTTCTACGCTTCAATCAGAGCTGCCTTTTACTCGGGCAAGTCTATCACTGTTAAACAGAAAGGTAAAGAACGGAAAGCTGGTAAATTGGTCACAATCCGACTTATTAAAAATAAAGTTGCTCCTCCAAGACCTACAATCAGTAAGTGCCCGGTTTACTTCAATCCTAAGTTCCATGAAGTAGGTTTTGATAGATGCTATGCTCTTGAGGATGTATTGGTAGAAAATGATATCATAGAAAAATCTTCAGGTGGAGTATATAAGTTCAAAGGAAAAACTCTTGCAAGAGGTGAAGAGAAATTCCAAAAGCTTTTGGAAGAGGATGATGAACTTCGTCGTAAACTATTAAAGAAGGCTGAGATAAATACTATCGGTACAACTAGAAAGAAGATAGTAGCATTGACTACTAATTTATATCCAGTAGATGGAGTAGAATATGAATCATTTAACGAATCAGATGACGAGGAGGAAGACGATGAGTAAGAAAACAGTATTATTGATTGATGGAGAGAACATTCTCCATCAATCTTTTCACAAGTTCGAGAAACTTAAATCCACAGACGGTAAACCAAGTGGAGCAATATTTGGATTTTTCAAATCACTTCACATGTATCTTACAAGGTTTGAACCAAACGAAGTAGTTATAACCTTTGATAATGGTCATTCACCAGTAAGGGATAAGTTATTGCCTAACTATAAGGGACACAGAAAAAATATATCGGTTGATTATGAATCCTTGCAAATACAAAAGGCAATCATAATGAAGATATTAGGTATGCTAAGAATTTCTTATATATTTGATAAAAGGAATAAAACTCAATATGAGGGAGATGATTTCTTAGCATACCTAATTATTAATACTTATCGTTCAGATAATGTAATCTTGGTATCATCAGATAAGGATTTTAATCAACTTCTAAACAAGAACGTTAGGATATTAAATCCAAGAAAGGATGAAGTTATTCGAATGGGTAATTGTAAAGAGTTATTTGGTTATCATTCACATGAGACCGTTGAATACCTTGCAATGGTGGGTGATACTTCCGATGATATTCCAGGTTTTAAGGGTATAGGTCCAGTAACTGCAAGAAAGATATTAGATGAGTATAAATCAATCTACAAATATCTGGAAGCTAAACCTAATAAAGAGTACCAAGAAGCTTGGGAAAGGAATCGTAAGTTGATTGATTTATTCTGGTTTGTAGGTAATGTCCCTTTAGATAAGATACCTCTCAAGAGAAAGAAGACTTTCAACTATGATAAATTTAGGAAACTGTGCATAGAGTATTCTCTTGCTTCGTTCCTAACTAAAGAATTTATTAAACCCTTTAAAGAGTTATCCGAATGAAAATAATGTTTGCAGGTGCAAGTGGAGTTGGGAAAACCACTTTAGCAAAAGAAGTTCCCGGGATGATTAAGTTTGATGTAACAGAATACCCTCCAGTATTGGATTTTATATCTGGTAGTGTATCAGACTTAATACCTAAAACAAAGGATATGTCTCATAAAGAGATGTTAGAAAGGGATTCAAAGGATTTGTTACTCGAAGATTTTCAGGTAATGAACCTAAGAAACAAAATGTTCAGAGATAGGGATAGATTTGTTACAGATAGAAGCTATCTTGATTTAGCTGCCTATTTCTATTACAAGCAAGCCAAGAATGTTCCTAAATGTGAAATGGAACACTTTTTCGAAGCTTGCAAGATGTTACTCAATCAACAATGTACTCATCTTATCCTATTAGACTTTACTACTGCCATGGTAAAGGAATGGGTTATGGAAGATAATGGTAAACGAATAGATAACAATTACTTCCAGTTCTTAATATCTTCTATAATGGATAACGTATTGAACTTGTGGGGATTCTTACCTACTAAGGAAATATCTTCTATTTATAAGAACATTTTTAAGAATCAACTCTTGGAATACGGTGCAACAGAGGGAGTAATCAAATCCATATATGGTGAAACTAAAGTTCTCTGTATAAGAGAAGCTAATTTGGATATTCGTAAGAAACTTATTATTGATTTTCTTCATGAGTAAAGAAGTAGTATTTATAGCATTCTCGGATTTGCACATCAATTTATGGGCAAAATTCAATGAGAACAACAATAGGACCTTGAATAGTATCAAGGTCCTTGACGTTATTGCAGGTCAATGTGAAAAGTACAAATGTCCTGCTTTGTTTTGTGGAGATTTATTTCATAAGCCAGAATCAATTGACCAAGATTTAGCAATATTCGTTGCTGAACAGTTCGATAGGTTAGAGAGTAACTATCCAAAATTCAAAATGATTTATATAGACGGGAATCACGATTTGAAATCTGTAAATCGTATTGATAGGATAACTAAGGGATGGCCTTTTGTATTTCATAAGAATTTTATGAGTTGTGTTAATCTAACCAGAATTAAATGGTGTTCTTATGGAGATTACCACATTTATGGAGTTCCCTATATTGATAATAATGTGGGTCTAAGTGAATATCTTAAGAAACTTAAACTAGATAAGAATGTAAAGAACATACTTCTTCTTCATACGGATTATCCAGGAGCAAAGGATACTGATGGTAGAGAAGTTGATTCTGTAGAAAATCTAAATGTAAATATCTTGAATAGGTTTGATTTGGTATTATGTGGTCATATACATAAACCCCAAAGACTATCAAAGAAGGTTTATATGATAGGAGCTCCTAATCATCAAAGGAGAACCGATAGAGATTGTAAATTAGGCTATTGGAAGATTTATTCAGACTTATCAATGCAATTCGTACACCTTAAGCAATTTCCTAAATTCGTAGATGTAGAATCTGAAGAGGATATTAAAGATGATGGCAATTATTATACCGTTTTACCTAAGAAAACTAGTAACTTAGTAAATACTAACCATAAAATTACTAAGCAACTTTCTAAGAAAGCTCTAGCAAGGAAGTATCTTAAGGAAAAAGGTATAACTGAACAAGATAAGAAAGAACTACTGATTGACATACTTAAAAAAGCTGAATCATGTTAACATTTACAACAATGAACGTAGTAGGGTTCTGTTCAATAGAAAACCTACATATACCTTTAAACCCAAGTTGTACCATACTTATCAAGGCACCGAATGGTAAAGGTAAATCAACTATCTTATCGGCATTGGTATGGGCAATATATGGTAAAAATTTAAAAGGGGTATCAGAAGTAACTACCTGGGAAAAGGTAAGACCTAAAGATTACCAAGGAGTAATGGTAGAGGTATTCTTTCAAAAAGGAGAACATATCTATAAAATTATCAGATGTCAGAAATGCAATATAGTTCTTGAGGATGGAGCTAAAGGTAAAGATAGGCTTATTCTTATGAAAGATAATGAGGTAGTAAATGTAAAGGGTAAGAATAAACTACAAGATGCCATTAATGCAGAGCTTGGTTTATCTTACACTCTATTTATGAACTCAATTATGTTTGGTCAGGGTATTAAACGACTGATACAAGAATCTAATTCAGATAAAAAGAAGATATTCGAAGAAGTATTTGATTTAGAATTTCTTAATATTGCCAAAGGTATAGCTATGCAGGATAAAAATAACCTATTAGCTCAGGCAAACGAAGTAGAACACCAATCTGCTTTATTAAAGAAAGAACTTGAAGCAAATAAGGAAGCTTACTTTGATTTACGTGATAGAGAGAAAGGTTTCAAAGAAAAAATAAAGTCAGAACGTAGAGAATTAAAGAAAGATAGGGAAGACCTAACTAAGCAACTTATTAAAAAACAGCAACAACTTAAGGACGAGGTAGAGCAGAGTCTTAGGGTTAAGATTAAGAAACATACTGATTATGTAGATGGTCTTAAATCTAAAATAAAACACAACCATAATATTTCAGGAGTATCATTACCGGATTTTGTAAAGAAACTCAAGATACAGTTAGATAAAGGCCACTACAAACGTGCTAAAGAGAGCGTAGATATTATCTATAAAGCAATTATAAACTCAGACAAACTACAAGAAGAATATGAGGATGCTCTGGGTAGATTGGATGAGTTGAGAACTACGAATGAGAAGTATAAGAGACTTCAAAAAGAATGCGATGATATTGCTTCTGATATTGCTGATATTGACGAGGAGTTGGAAAAGCTCAAACAAGAGAAACTTAAGGTTATGTCTCCTAAATATAAAGAGAAACTTAAAGAGATTAGAAAAACTCTTCGTAAGGTAGATGAGGATTACCACAATAAAGAGTTGGAGTTAGAAAACTACAATTGGTTAATCAATGACCCTCTCGGTAACAACGGAATAAAGGCTTACTTATTCGATTCATCACTGGATATGTTAAATAGAACCCTTGATAAATACTCTCAAGTATTGGGATTTAGGATTGAATTTAACATAGACCTGGGTACCGCTAGAAAAGAATTTTTTACTTTAATTGAAAGAGATGGGCAAATTATTGATTATGATGAACTTAGCGGTGGAGAAAAACAATTGGTAAATGTGGCAATGGCATTTGCAATGAATGAATCTCTTACAATGTCTAAGGGTATAAACCTTGCCTTTTTGGATGAGGTATTCGAATCATTAAGCTCAGATAACATAGAGGTAGTAACTTCTTTAATCAGACATACCTTTGCAGATAAAACCCTATTCTTAATTACCCATTTGGATTCTCTTCCTCTATCAAATACGAAAATCCTGCAAGTCGAAAAAGTCAATGGCCTAAGTAGTTATAATTTACTATAATGTTATAACTACAAGACATTAACCTATGAACTCAAAAAATAAAGGAAACAGATTTGAAAGAAAAATAGGAGCCTGGTTTACTCAGTGGACTGGGTTCAAATTTGAAAGGAATCGGGCAGGTTCAGGAGCTTGGCATTCTAATAAGGATGCCACTTCTGATTTAACCTGTACAGATGAAAAACATGCTCATCGCTGTAAGATATCTATCGAATGTAAAAATTACAAAGATATCAAATTCGAACATGTACTTCTTGGTAATAAAACTTGTGATATCCTAAGATTCTGGGAACAAGCAAGTAAGGATGCTAAAAGGGCAAATAAACTCCCTATATTATGTATGAGATATAATTCTATGCCTGCAAATGAATTTTTCTTTGTAGTAGAGGGAGGACCCGGTACTCTTGGAGATTTTATATGGGTACAATCTAAAAAACCCAGTATGTCAATTAGTACTTCAGTGAATTTATATGTATTTCTTGCAAGTGATATTCTAGAGAATGTTAATTATAAGCAAGTACATAAGCAAGCTAAGTTAATCATTAAAAAGAAGTAATATGAAACGTATCCCTTATTCTTATTGTATCTTCTACATAGAACGAAAGTATTATCAGAACATTAATAAAGAACTTAAAGAAAAGGGATATAAAAAAGTACGTGCCATTATCCCTACGATAAACGTTTTAAAGAAAACCGCAAAGGGTAAGATGATATTCGAAGAAGTACCAATCTTATTCAATTATGGTTTTATCAAGATGCCCACGGAATTAGCGTACTCTAGACCTTTTCTAAACAAACTGAAGAGAAGTATATCAGGTATAAGAACTTGGTTAAAGTCTACAGAGACTCTTCATGAAAGAAAGAAGAAAGCTAGAATAGATAATTCTGAAGACTTTGATGATTTCTCATTGGTAGCTACATGTACCAGAAAGGATGTTAAAAGGTTTAAGAGGATGGCAAAAGAAGGAAAGAAATATTCTGTAGACGATTTGATGAATGTTAAGATAGGCGATTACTTAGTACTCAAAGGCTATCCATACGAAGGAATAGATGCTACGGTATTAGGTATAGACCACATAAATAAAATGGTACAACTTCTTTTATATCCTGAAATGGGTAAAATGGAAATATGGTTACCCTTTGATAACGTAATCTATAGCGTGTACCAGAATTATGACCCAGATAAGTTATATGCTAACTCCCAAGATTATGACCCAAATGAGATAACAAGTGAATCAATAGATAGAATAATGGATTTTAGGAGGAATTAATTATGAATGATGCTCAGAAGAAAGCTTGGGACTGTTTAAACGAAATAGAAAGGCAGTCCTTATTCCTTCAGTTATCAGAAAGCAAATCCTCATGGGAAGCTGGTGAAATTTTAAAGTTGTCACATTACAAGTATTTAGAAATCAGAGAAAGGTCAGAAAAGTTCTTCAGATTATTCTCTGATTTTTTCGAGTTACACACTTCTATTTTTCGACCTGACTGCCCTTGCGAACGAAGCTTTTGTGATTTTATTGAAGGATGTATTGAAAAGAGATTAACAAGGAAAGAAGCCAGTCTATATACTGGAGACTCTTCTAACTTACTCTCAAAGGTAAGCAATAGTAATATCGAAAGAAATATGAAAAGACTCAAAGAATCAGAAGACCCATGGGACTTAGATTCAATGAGGTTAATTCTAGAGTTCGATAGGTGGAATAACTTTAGGATTCTACCAAGAATGCTACAACAGCCTTCTGCATTTAAGAGGCGGTTGAATAAGAAGGATAAGATATACATTAAATACCTTTTAAACCGAGTACCAGAATGGATGCACACAAAACTGAAAGAAAGGTTTAGATATAAAGTAAAACCCGGAAAAAAGAAATACTGGGTATGCTTAATATCAGAAGAATTATATACAGATGGATATCTATTAATGCCAGTAAGACCTTTAGATGAGGTAGTTAGTGAATTTAGTAGATTTTATATGTATGTATTCGAAAAGAAAGATGATGCAGATACATTTGGATTTATGGTATCCAAGTTTATGATTAAAACAGTTGATGTAAAATTAGGACAACGCTTCTGGCCTGAGTACAGATGCTGCGTGGAAAAAGCAGTTAACTATAATCAAGTGAATAATATAGAATTCAGTATTAAGAAACTTGATATGGCCTTCAATGCTGATAAGGTTAAAAAGAAAAGGAAGAAAAAGCCTAAATCAACGGCTGCTGAACGCATATCAGATACCTCAGCTTTTTATAAAAATAAGTAGAAATATTTCTTTATATAAATAAAAAGTATTATATTTGCAACAAATTAAAATAAAAGATATGAGAAAGAACAAAAAGAATAAACCAGCACCCTCAAAAGAAAAAGCCAGTTTCCTTGGTTCAGCCGGGAGGAATATGACTTACAGGGATTTAAAAAGAAAAGCCATAGTATTGGGTATGCCTTTCCCTGATGCATGTGCTGCTGGAGTTTTCGATTTAATTGGTTATATCGAAAGGTCAACTAATAAACCAGACAAATCATTGATTGACCAATATGATGATTGGATGGATAAACAATTAGAGAATATAGGTTATTCAAAAGATGACCCTCTAAGGAATTCAAAATTAAGGCTTGGGTTTCTTGGAGAAGAAGGAGAAGATGGGCAAAGGAAATCCAAAAGGGTTCCAGGAATAAAAAAGCCAAGGGAAAAGAAACCACCAAGAGAAAGGGATGAATTCAATCTCATCAAGGGAACTAAGAAATCCTATGTATGGTCATTGGTTGCAAAGGGTTATGATTTAGAAAGAGTAACTAGAAGGATGAAAAAGAAGTTCCCAGATGCAAATGATAAATCGATAACACTTTGGTTTAGAACTGCAAGGAGGACTATGAGTAATGGTAAAGCTAAAGGAAAGTAGTAGGGAACCAATCCGAAAAGATAGATATTATATATGGACATGGAGACCAGATACCACCAACAAACGTATTACCGAAAAAAGTTTATATCGGAAACACTTAACCGGTATACCTTATTTCACAAGGTATCAAATAAAAAAGACTTTGGTTTATATGTACGGAGTAGATGTTCTTCAATATATTCATATCATATCAGGCAGGAAATTACTTAGGCAAGGGATAAGAATACTTCAAGATATGAATGGTCTAAGACATAAATCTGGTTCTACTAAATTCTGGTATAAAGGGAGATTAGTAAAAGCCAGGAAGTTTATTATCCCGGATGAATATAAAATTGATAAACACAGAAGACGAAGGTTCATGGTTCAAATGCACCGGGTCTTTAAATCAAAAGGAAAGAAGGTATTCAATGAAAGGTACTCACAAAAATTGTATGGACAACGGGAAGGCATATCTTCCAAGTATATCCGGAAGAAGAGAATACAAATCCATTCTGCTATCTTACAGGATTTACAACAGGCTGAGTCAAGAAGAAAAGCATAAATATAATATTTTTTCTTTGCAATATCCTCCATTGGTATGTTCCTTGGCCTTGTACCTAAGAAAGAAATTAGATATCCCGATACAGAAAGTACTATTTATCAAAGCACAAAGGGATATGCTTGATATCTTTTATGATGAATCTTTAAATCATTTGGGATGGCAACCAAAAGAAAGGTTCTTAGTAAAAGCTTTAAGATTTCAGGGATTCATTCCTGTAAGCAAATATAGGATGAGAAGTAAATATGCCTACATTATGACAAACAGGATGCTAGAAAATGAATATTGGGTATTTCCCATGGGATTAGCTGATAACTATAAATCAATGCAAAATCCAAAATACAAATTCTATACCGAAGTATTTGGTAAGGTTGGTATTCCTGGAATAATTAAAATTAAATACAGCAATGGAAACTAAAAACCCAGTACCGGAAGTAAGGGTACATAAACAATTAAATCCGTTCATGGGTAAATCCTTTAAGGTTAATACCTATAATGACCAAGATGAAGTTATCGATACAGAAGATGTAAAGATAGAATCTCAAGAAGAACTAAAGACCGTAATTGATGAGGTAAAACAATATAATATTGCATTTGCTTATCTTACGGGAAGTGAAAGAAAATACAAGAAACTTATAACAGAGTGATATAACTATTGATTATTAACATTTAAACATTTACGAAAATGGCTAAGAAAAAAGAAACCAAAAAGGTAGAGTTAAAGGAAGTATCTCGCAAAGAGATTAATGGTGCAATCATCATTACTTACGAAGATGGCTCAGTAAAAATTATCCCGGCTCCTATTATGTTGTCTGCCGAAGAAGCAAAAGACTTCTTTGCTTCAGAAGAGGAAGAAGAAGAGGACGACGACGAGGAAGAAGAAGAAGAGGACGACGATGAAGATTCCGATGAGGATGACGACGATGAGGACTCTGATGATGAAGATGAAGATGACGAGGATGATGAAGACTCGGACGATGACGAAGATGAAGACGAAGAGGAAGAAGAATTAACCGGTGAAGCTCTTGCCGAAATGGACTTCGAAGAACTGGAAGATGTTTGCGATGACAAAGATCTCAAAACAGACCCGGATGACTTTGAAGAAGATGATATCGAAAAACTTCGCAAAGCAATTGCCAAAGAATTGGGTCTCAAACTCCCGGCAAAGAAAGAAGCCAAAGGTAAAGGCAAAAAAGGAAAGAAGTAATTCATTCTCCGGCTATGAAGGTTGGGCTAAAGCAATAGCCCACCTTTATCATAAGAAATAACTATTGTTCTATTAAATAAAACTAAAACTTAAAAGATTATGGCAACTAAGAAAAAAGAAGACACCAAGAAGAAAGGTGGCAAAGAAAAAGATGCTGAAAAAGAAGCAAAACGTAAAGCTCGTATGGAAGCTTTGAAAAACCGTCCTGCAGAGCAACGTCCAAACAGCAAGCAAATTGATGTTATCAAAATCAATGATAAATCCGAAGTTCAGAACTACGGTTACGCAGTAAAGAACAAAGAAGGATATCAGGGAGTGGTGGTAACATCAGTTCTGGTCATCGACGGTAAACCAACTTCTACATCCGTAACATTCGTACCGGGCAATCTAACCGTAAAATCCAAAAAAGGACACGGTATTATCTGTAACCCGAAAGCTAAAAAGGCTAAGGGCGAAGAAGAGGAAGCCGGAGACGAAGATTAAACTTCTATCCCTTACTTATTAGCGAGAACATCGCTAATGGTTTGCATAGTTTATTAGTTGTTGGGAGCCTATTGCCTGAGAAGGTAGTAGGCTTTATTTATTTTATAGGTTATGGAAGACAAAAGAGAAATCAGAAAGAATATAACTATTCTTGCATTAGATAATCTTATTCAGAATTATACTAATGCACTAGAAGATAAAGATATGGACCCTCCCTTATCGAATGAAGAAAGGGAACTCTCTGAATTAATTATTAAAGAAGCCAAAGAAATGCTAACCGAAATGGCAATCGAAAATAAACCAATACCAAGACCATCATGGAAGAAATGAATTTAAGAACCATCATACAGGGTATTCAAGCCGTATTAAAAGATATGGAATATACTCGGTATATGATTAAGGTTACTCCTCCTCATAAGAGAGGTAAATATCAAACCCATGTTATTCACCTTCAATATCTTAAACGTAGGCTTAAGGATTTTAAGGGTAGGCTAGATAAAAAACTAAAAGGTACTATCAGTACTGTAAAGTTTAAATATGTTAATTATTCAGATGGACGAGAAATGGTTGCAGAACAAACTTTTGTCAATCTTACTGAGCAAGAGATAAAGGATGCCTTAGAACTTGGAGCCATTCTTGAAAATGCAAGTATAGAAATCCTAGAAATTAAGGAAATCCCTACTTCGATTAGGATATTATAACTATGGATAATTACTAAGGAAATTTCAATCCACTTAAAAATTTTAGAAACATGAAGAAAGACAAGAAGAAAGACAAACCGGCTAATAAGACTCCGGAACTTTCAAAGGCTAAAAAGGCATTGGATGCTTATCTCAAAGAGAACAACTTGGACCCTCAAAAGGATTGGTCAAAAGACAAGAAACATGGTAAAAAGGTTACTGAACTCTTGAATAAGCTCAACAAGGAAAGAGACAAAGTCGCTGCCCAGTATCCTGAAAAGGATTTAAAGAACGAAGCCAAATTGGTAAAAATGAAAAAAGCCAAAGAAGATGAAAAGGCTTCAAAGAAAAAAGAGAAAAAAGAAAAGAAGGAATCTGCTGGCCGAGTTACCAAATACGATTATCCTCTCATTGATGGTCGGGAAATGACTTCTGATGAAAAGAAAAAATATCGTATGGAACAGAGAAGACTGGCTGCCGGTAAAGCTCCGAAGGAAGAAAAACCCAAGAAGGAAAAGAAAGAAAAGGCAGAAGCCACCGAAAAGGCTGCTCCTGCAAAGAAGGACAAAAAGGCCAAAGATAAAAAGAAAAAGAAGGCCAAAAAAGAAGAAGATTAATCTCATATCTTATTAAGTATTCGTTAATGATGTAAAGGCCTGGCAAATCACTTTTGTTCAGGCCTTTCTTTTTAATACTAAGACTTTATGGAAGAAAAAACATATAAACCCAAACTGCGTATCACTACACTTGAAGATAATGGTTCCTATATTCAAGATAGATTGGTAGATGCGTATACAGAAATGAATTCAGGGCCAAAAGTACAACATAAGGGACCAATAAGAATAGAGGTAACTCTTACAAATAAACAAGATGTTGAAAACTTTAAGAATTACTTAGATAAGCTCGTAGGTAACTTACCAATCAAGGAGCAATCAGTGGGAAGAGGAAGACCTTCTACTGGGAGTAAACAACTTACTGAATCACCAAGAGAAGATATCTTGGCAGATGTAGAGAAAATGGTTGAAGAAGGTAAGAGCCAACAAGAGATTATTAAGTATCTAAGGGAATTAGGGTTTGTCTTTATTCTTACAGAGGACTTTCTTTTTCATTTCCCAGGATTCGAATTCAACAGTAAGGATGTGGGAGAAGCCACTGACAACAAGCAATATCCTAACTCATACTCCTGGATGGCAAGATGTATCAAACGAGCCAAAGACCCTAAGGCAGATAAATTTGACCCAATGGTCATCTTCGGCTTTAGTATCCTTGGTGGACCATCGAAGAAAATTGTTCCGTATCTTTATAAAGAAAGGAAGAAACCGTTAAGGGCCTCTGTTGGTAAGAAAACCATATCCTTCTCTCAAGCAGAGTTCACAAAGTTCCCTAAGTTTATGCTTGAAGAAGAACGATTAAAGTTCTCTGCAGAACAACGACAATTACTTCTCAACTCCGAGAAAAAGCCTTCTAAGTTCTTCATGAGATGGTACAAGGATGTAATATTCCCTGATTCAATCAAACAGAAAATCGAAGAAGCTATCTCTAGATAGACAACCTCTACCTCAGTATTTAATAAAAGAGTATTATTTATTAAAATAAAATTCTTATATTTGTATAACGAAAATAAATATTAAAATGGATGCAGAAACCAAAGAGGTAGTAAAGAACATTGCTCAGATTCAAATTGAGGCATTGACTAATATCAAAAACAATATCACTACAACAGAACCTGATTTACTCAGGAAGTTGTTACAGATAAATGACGAAGAGATGCTTGATTCAGTCAAGCATCATATTCAGATTTACGAAGAGATATACGAAATGCCTCAATTGATAAAGACTCTGAACGAATATCAATTATATATCTGTTCTCATATCCTATTCAAAATGGAAGACGAATGGATACATGATTTATCCCAAGGAGTTTACGGAGCATGGGAACTATTACACAGAGAAACCAATAAATTTCATCCTGAACTCACATTAATAATTTAATTTAAAATGGACAAGAACGAATACTTAGAATCAGTTGAATTGAACACTGGAGTTAAAATGATTCCTTGCGAATCCTCAAACGTTGAAGGCTACGGATACGACTCCAAAAACAAACAACTTTGGATTGCTTTTAAAGGCAACAAAGTTTACCGTTATGATGGTGTACCTAAAGAAATCTGCAATGAATTACACCTAGCAGAGTCCAAAGGTAAATACGTTTCTTCTAATATCAGAAACAAGTTTAAAACCACAGGCTATGAACTCAGGTCTTAGAAAACTACCTATCATAGGGTTAGCAGGATTTATACTAATTGGATTGGCTATAGGCTCAAAACCTACACCCGATGCAAGCAGGATAAATCCTGCTCCGTCGTTTAAAAAGAACGATGTACCAGAAACTAAATACAGTTTCTCATTTGCAGATAAGCCTAAGTCATTAATGGATTCAATTCAGGAAATGGCAAACAAACTCGGAAAAAGAATATACGAATATCAGGTAGAAATAGAAATCATTCCAGAGAATCAAATCTACCAGATAAGTAATTCTGGATATCAACAATACGAAGTTACTAGAAAAGGAGTGGGATACTCCCATACATGGGTTAAATTTTATACTGATAAGAAGTTAACTTATCAAGATGCCATTAAGTTTGCAGAGAAATATCCAGAAAAATGTATACCCTTTGTACCTGCTCCCAAGGCTAAATCAGAACTCGATTATTATAACGAAAACCTGGACGAATATTTATCAGACCCAGAAAACGAGATAGATTATGCTCCAGAGATCTTCGACTTCTTAGCCGATTAACCTCAGCTATTTAAAAATATTCTTTTTATTTTATTGCTATATAAAATATTATTCTTATATTTGCAATGTGATAAGAAATTAATTCATTTATAAACATTTTTAATATAGACGTTATGAAAAAGAATGAAAACAAGGTTGCTAACCTTATCGGTAACAAAGTTGCTCAACAATTAGAAGGAATTAAGGATGCTACATCCAAGTCTAAAACTACTAAGGCCCAGGGAACTAAAAAGACTAAGGCTCAATTGGTAGAAGAATCCCAGGAAGCTGCCAAGAAATTTGCAGGTGCCAAATTGGTTCAGGTTACTCCGGAAGAACCCAAACCAACAAAGAAAACCTCTAAAAAAGCAGAGGTAGTAAAAGATGTTGAAAAACAACAGAAACCCTCCATCATCGAAAAGGTAATCTCCAACCGGGAAGTAAAATATGTATACCCAGAGGATGTAACCGATACACTGGCCCGGAAGAAATGGAGACAACAAACTCGTAATGAACTTCACAGACTTGAACGGGAAATGTTCCGTATCAAGGACCAAAACTCCAAAGAATACAAGAAAGCTGCCAAGGCATATGAGGACTTCAGGAATAAAGTCCTTAAGCCAGAACAAGTTGCTTGATTTTACCTCTCAGGGAAGGTACCCAATATCAGAGTACCTTCCTCATTGTATTAACCTTCTAAAGGTATAAAAATGGATTACACTATATTCTCCGCAAAGGAGATGTTAAAGCAAGACAAGGAGTTGGTGGAGTTGCATAAGAGATGCGTTAAAACCTACTTAGTTCAACGTTCACTTAAACATAGGAAGATTAAGAAGTTCTTTATTGTATACGACTGGTATATTAACACCAGTAACATAAGAAACTTCTTTTTCAGGCCTGTACCAATATTTGTGCAGGCATTACTCTTGGGACAATTAGACGAAATATCAGATTATGTAAATAAAGACGGTTATGGTAAGAAACATAAGAAAAGAAGAAATAGAAAAGGTTGAGGTAACTTATATCAAAGGTAAGTATGCCTATAAAACCCAATACAATGTAATTAGTGGGAAGAAGCATGAGATACTTTATGCAGGACCAGTTAATGCTTTGCAACCTGCACTAGAGAATATTCTGATGCTGGTTAGAAATCCAACCAGAAGAATCTGTACAGATTCTAGAAAGACACTAAGGAAACTTGAGGAAAAGGCAACTAACCTAAATAACTTCAAGGACCAAGGTATAACCCATATAATAATCTACATATGTTCACGAATATAGTCAAAGACCTATACATAGGTAAATCGAAACTAAATATCCGATTTCAGAATCAAATCATAGAGCCTGAAACCATAGTAGATAGTTTGGGTGTACCTTACCCTAAATTAAAGGAATACCCTACCTTTCCGGACTATGTAGTAATAGGTAACTTTGATGGCAAGGATATTTTTAACATTCAAGTGGGAGAAAACCCTCACATGTTATTAATCACAGGAATCCCCAAAGGTGCCAAGACTTTAGATTGGTACAGGGTAAAGGAAGCAATCTGGTCCTCCTATTATGAGGATAATTACCGAGGATATTTATTTCAGGTCCAGGATGCAACCAAGAAAGTAACACTAAAGGCTTATCCTTTAGAAACAATTAAAGAGTAAATATATGGAAGCAATAGATTACGTAAAGTTATTTAAACTCGACCAAGAGAATTACGACTTCAAAAGGGAAGAGTTTATTTCCGAATTGGGTAAAGAGTTTCTAGATTATTGCCAAACTACTACCATTGGCATTAACCCTAAGACTCATAAGTTATATTATTATCGGTTCAAGGAAATCATTAAGAATTTCGAAAGTAAATTCTGGGCAATATCCAAGCTTAAAGTAGGTGAAGGATTTACACAGAACCTATGGAATGCTTTCTTTGCTACTCAGGTAGTACCTTTAAGAGCAAAGATGTTCCCAGATATCCAACAGTTCATTGAAAAAAGGAAGAAGGAATACCTCAATGAACAAGACAAAAAACAATCTACCTATAAAAAGGGAAGTCATGGCAAAGGAAATCATAGACCTTCACGGCAATAAATTTATTGCCAAGGATTGGAAACTTTGCCTTAGTATTCCGATAGGCAAATGTGATAAATTAATTTTCACCAGGGATTATGTCTCTGGTGATTCTTTTAATTTGGCAGTGAAAAAGAAAACCTATAAGGCATATTTCTATAACCTTAGTATTAATTGCTATGTATGTTATGAGTTAGAGCTAGTAGGATATGATGAATCTAAAGATATAAGAAAGGCTTATTTATATGGCAAAAGAAGATAAGATAACAAGATTCCCTCGTCCTATGGGTACTACTGCAATGGCTTTAGAATACCAGAAGACACATGAAGAGGAAGCATTGATTAAGGTACAGAATTACCTTATTAATCAATGGTTAATGGGTAATGGTGTTTTGTGTGGAGTAACCTATAATATCAATTCATTCTCTAATAGATTGGGGATTGATATAGAATATGTACGAGTATTCATGAGAGACAGATTATTGTCTTCTAGAATATGGGATAAAGATAAACAGGAAGAATTACTTAACGCGTTATTGGGAGAACAACTAGCATGGGCATTAGAGGATAGAATGGAGATATCTCACCAGTTGCAAATCTTAAGAGATTCCCAAGGAGGTAAATATACTCCTTTCATTTCGTCCGAGGTTAATAAGACATTGAAGCTTAAGTTGGAATCTTCTACATCATTACAATCAATCATTCGTAATCTTACTGGAGGCAATACAACTAATATCTTCAATCAGTTCAATCAACAGAATAATCTCAATGCTGAGAATACTATCTCGATAGAGGAAGCAAGAACTATCGTATTAGAATCTCAAAAGGTACTTACTAAAACTGAAGAAGCAAAACTCTTAGAGGACAAATACGATATCAATTCATTGCCTGAAGTAGTTGCAACTAAGCAAGAGGGAGTAGATACGTCCAAGGAGGGCCTTAATCTTAATAAGAAAGAACTCAATCAAATCACAGATAACTATAAGGCTGCTATGGAAATATCCTCTAAAGAACACCATGAATTGCGTAGGGAGATTGAAATGAGGATTGATACCGATTCTTATGACCCAGAGATGGATAGGTACTTAGAGGATGATGAAATACTAGAAGCAGAAGAAGATACATCCCTTGCTGCATCATTCCTAAACAAAAGAAAATAACTTAGAGGCTACCTATTAATGGTGGCCTCAGTTGTGTATATACGGATTTGCATATTAAATTTAAAAGTATTATATTTGCATATCAATTTTAAAAATAGACAAATATATGGAAACATTAGACCCCAAATGTAAAAAGACCAAGATTAAGAACATCAATCAAGGTACTTACTTTAAACTTAAACCCACTACTACTGCACCAGTATGGGTAAGAGGAGAATATGAACGCTCATTAGGCAAATATTCTTGCTTTAAATTCGATGATACCAACCATGAGAAATTCATGAAAGGTTCTCAGGACGTATATATTAACTTTACATTTTAACACATGTTCAACTTATTCAGAAAGAAAAAGAAAATCAGAGTAATTAAAAGCCGCAGACTTATTACTCTACAAAAGTTAGAAGGTATGGAAGATACATTTAACATTGCCATGCACTTTGAGTTAGAAGATTTTCATTCAAGAGTTCAAACGATACTCAATGAACTTCATATATATGATGACCGGGTATATGTTAATGCGTACAAAGAATACCAAGACCATTACAAGGTATATGATAGAGTACCAGACTTATTGCTCTATAAAATACCAGTATTATTTGCTAATTCATACCCGGGAATTGAGGCACAGACAGATAAAGACTTTGCTTACCAATTCTACATTCCAGATATGTCTTACTATGAGGCTCTACCAAAAGAGTTTAGATTGAATGAGGAGATTGAGGATAATTTTAAATCTATGTATTCAAAGGTATATCCATATTTACCAGATAGTAAGGTATCAGTAAATGAATACGTAGATATTATCCGGTTTAATTATTGCAAGAACTGGGATGTACTTTGGAATAATCCTCAATCAATCGGAAACTACTTTGATGAATGTATGGATATCATTATGTCATTTGTAGATGAAGATTGCCTGGTAGTAGTAAGTAATATCCTTGAAAGATGTGCTGAAGAACTCAAAGAGAAATTACGAACCCTTAAAAATAACAAAGATGAACAAGTTTAGATTCAAGGTATCTACCATGTTAGAACAGGTAGAGGACGATTACATTAAATTCGTGGGAGATAACTATGGTGTAAACCGAGATGAGTTCCTTAAAGACTTCAAGGCCAAACTTAATCTTGAAAGTCATCATGTATCTACAGTACATGCAGAATTACTTGAATACGAACCAAATCGTATCATCATTCAGACCTCTAAGTATAATACCATATCAAAGGAATACAAAGACCATTACCTTTGGGTATTTACTAATAGGGGAGACAGAAAGTACGATTGGGACTTAAACAGATTCCGGGCTCTACCCCAGTAATTTAAAGATAGATTATTAATTTGTTTGCAGATTGAAATATTATTTTTATATTTGTACATGAATTAATAATCTATCAAAATTTTATAACTATGCAAACCAAGTATTACTTATCATTCGAACAAGTTGGAATCATTAGACGTATTCCACTTAAGGAACAGGACCCCGATATGCAGGGAATCTTAGATGCCTTTATCAAAGCCTTCAGAATCGCTAACGAATTGGGAGATGAGGAAGAAGTTACTACTCCAGACTTAATCAATTCTCTTAACCATATTGATGACATTTACATTGATACAGTAGAGATTTACGAGGACGGATTCGAAATGATTGAACAGAAAGTACCTCTAGGAGATGCTAGCAAATGTGTAAGGAACCTCTTACAGATTATTCAATACAACGATGCTTTTGATTTAGCTGCTAATAATCTTGCTCTTGAGATTAAGAACAGCGTGAGATTCCATTGGAGACAACTTAACCCAGGTTCTTCAACTCCTGAACCTGAGTTCATAAATCAATTCTACGAAGAAGTAATTAACCGTTTAAAAACAAAAATATAATGCTAAAAATCGTATTTACCTCAGAAGACAATGAAAATTCTATGTTCGGCATAGAGGAATTCCCTATCTCAGCAGAACATGCCTCACAATTAATGCGAGGCGATATGTGCATAGAGAGGTTCTTGAACGATAACCTAAATGCTCCTGATGACATTTCTCGATTCAAAGGCCTTCTCCTAGAAGGAGATACCATTGACCATGTTACAGTTGCTATCAAATTTGAACCAGAATCCGATGTCAAAGAAGACATTAAAAAGCATCTGGTTAATGAACTATGGGAAACCATATATGATACTCTTTGTAGCTCAAAGGATACCATAACCCAGGAGACTATAGAAATGCTTCATTCCAATATCGATGCTTTCTACAAACAAGAAGTTACCCGGGAAGTAAAGCCATTCAAAAAGAAGAAACCTTCTTATCAGAGTTAACAAATCAATCAAAAGGCAGTCAATCCAACTGCCTTTTCTTGTATGTAGAACCTCAGCTATATTAAAATAATTGCATGAATAAAGTAATATTTAAAATAAAATGCTTATATTTGTAGTGTAATAATTAAATAATAAAAATATGAAAACAACAACATCTAAATCCTCCATCCAGAACTTAGAAGAGGTACTTCAAAGATTCATTGCTAACAAAAACACTTTCTCCCTCTGTAATGGAGAAAAGGAAAACCTAAAGGCTAACTTATACGAGTTACTTAGTAAGTTATACGATAACTATCAACTTGCTTGCATTGATATCAATCAAATCTGGGTATACGAAACTTGCTATTATACATTTACATTTGAAAGCCTGGTTACAGTAGACCGACCAAGAGAAAACATCATTGCCGATGGCTGCATACGATTTATGCAAAATTTTACCGATGGTGACGGTATCTTTATCTCATTCACCAAGCTGGATAAAAATCATTGGGTTTACCAACTTAACTTCAGAATATCATGAACGAAGAAGAATTAAAATCTCTGGCCTTACAGTTACATAAGGCACAGATACAAGAATATCCCTGGGTCTCAGCAGACCCAGAGGATGCTGAATCCTATATTAGGACTTACGGAGATACTAACGTACATTTGTACTACGATT